TATTGCACAATATGCAGAACATTTTAATGGTATAAGATAGCTCCGTTTTAATCCCCACGATGAAGCCTCAGAGCTAAGAAAGCGTTGTGGCACAACGGTCGTGAGTGATGCAACCTCCGGTTTGACACCACTTTTACACCAATTCACTTTGAATTCAACATGGCTACTAAGGAGTGCCCCGTCAAAGACGGGGTGCTTTCTTTAGCCATCATACATATATCATCATAAAAAAATAAGGGCAGGTTTGGGAAATCAAAATCCCATTCCTGCCCTTTTCCTTTTAGCAAAATCTGTCCCGAAAAGTATATAGTATTCGTGACACGCGCAAAAAAATGAGAGCATACCTCAACAGCAGCTCTCATATATCTTGTCTATTTGACATTTTCATCGGAGTTATTTATAATGGTTCTTGTGGAACCCACCGTCCGCGTCGAGTTTCCGGGCTCGTAGCCATGCCCTTCTCCTTTGTAGACGGTGTACGGCTAAAAAGACGGTTGCCTGTCATCCCGCGAGTGCGGAATGGAGGCGTGTATGTAGCCCTCGCGGGAAATTTTTCTCAGGGAGGTGACCATACATAACTCTTCAAGAAGTTTTTTGGATTGCGTCTATCTGCTGGATTCTTATCCAAGCATGGGACAAGTTCCGTAACAGAAAGAAGTGAGCCGTCTGTCGCAAGCAGAGCGGCTCACTGTTGTTTGAGGGTTAAACCCTCTTCCCAGTAAGAATGTATGTTTGTGGCAACCGTCTGGGTTTCCACCGCAGGGGGCGCTTGTTGGTAGCAGGCGTCCCTTGTGTTATTATTATAGACTCTATCATCGGCATTTGTCAAATGAATTTTCTGTTAGCGTTTTCTTTCGGATTTCTCCTACGTCAGCCTGTGGGAACCGCATAACCCTCGGTCAAGCTCCACAAGTGTACGGATGCTGACCCCATCACTTGCTTCAACGCTGCGGCGGGCAGTCCTGCTGCCGCCTTCAAAGAATATTTACACCCACAAAATATTCTCAGATGTTATTTTCCAAATGCGATGATTGCTCCGATAATACCCGACACAAGCAAAGTACAAATGCAAGTGATGATTGCGACCTTGACGCTGTTCACATTCTTTGCAATCTGCTTGTACGGTTGATTCTCTGTCTCAGTAACTTTCTCAGACAGCTTACGCTCGGTTTCCTGCCACGCTTTTGCCTGTGCATCTACCTTGCGATTGGTGTCATCCACCTTGCCTTCGATATTACTGACACGCTGCGCAATGAGCTCGACGGAAGTAGCGATTTTGTAGATAGCCTTCTGCTCGCTCTGAATTTCCTTCAGCTCACCTTCCAAGTTGTCAATTCTGTGCGTATTGGACTTGCATCTCTGCTCGGTCTCAATCAGCATGACGGTCTCTTGCTCAGTCATAAGAGAAACCTCCTCTGTTTTATTTGCTCCCTTCATTCGGCTCCACTATGGAGGCAATAGCAGAGTTCTGTTTCAACACGTCTTTCATTTCGCTAAGGGCGTCATCAACGTATTTGCTGAAGGTTTCAAATGGCAAGACCTTTGCCAACCAAGGGAAACGCTCGCAGAACTTGTCGTAAACAGAAGACAGCTTCAGTTTGCCCGTACCGGAACCGAACTCGCGCTCGGCACCGAGAACAGCCTGCAGAAGCCATCCACGAATCTGCTCGTACTTCTTGTCGGTAGACAGGTTGCGCCAACGCAGGACAGCCATAACGCCGCCAACGATAAACACAATGCCAGTAACAATTACATACCAGTTCTCCACAATAAATTCCATATGCAAACTCCTCTCTAAAAGGTAGTGGGGCGGATTTCAGGTGCCGCCCTTCACCTTAGATTGCTGGACTCTCCCAGCTTGGGTCTTCGACGAAGCCTTTTGCCTTTGCGCTTTCGAATGTGATACCACCAGCAGAATGGTCAGATTTACACAGGTTCAAATAAAATGCGCATACCACGCCATGTGCCGACCACGGCAATCCAACCATTGCCCCAATCCACGGCAGCGCTCCGGTATAGTTCCGCTTTACACAATAGAACGCTAAAAGTAACCCACCGACTGTAACAATCCACAGAAGGGAGCGGATATCGTCAATCAGCTTTTTTGAAAAAGCGTCCTGTTTGCTTGTGCGTTTTCTCCTTCGCCTTGCTTGCTGTCTGCTGCCGCTGTATGTAGCCATCACGCTTTACCCATCAGTTTTGCAAAACGATAGAACAAAGCAGCAGCCTGTTCACGGGTAAGCTGGTCAGCCCAAGCATAGTTGGGTTCACCATTCACCTCAGTGCCAGTGCCATTGATGAGACCGTTGGAGATAGCCCACTCACGAGCCTCCTTGCTCCAAGTGCCGCAGTCATTGTCCTGCAGCTCTGCACGGTACTCCTTCATCAGTTCCTTGAATGTGTCCAGAGTCATATCTTCATCCTCCTCTTTGCCGTCGCTGATTCTCTTTTTGAACTCTTCCCACTGCTTGTCGCCGCTCGTCTTGTAATAGACGTTCGTGTCGGCGCAGCACCACGGTCTCGGACAGAGTTTTCCAGTCACATCGTAGTGACGGATAACGTGGTCGGCAGGAATGTTGTACTGAGCCATCAGCTTCTTTGTCAACCATACGAGGTTGTCCACAACTTTTGGTTCGAAATACCAATCGGTATCAGAAGCCATAACCCTTTTGCGATTGATTTTGGAAGGGCGTGCTTCAATCCCGATGGAGTTAGAGTTGCGGCACTCAGGGTGCTTGTACTTGTTCGCACCACAGTGCCATGCGATGTCCTTATCGCGGACACAGCGATAGATGGTATCGCCCTCGTCAAGCGCATAATGGGCAGACGCTTGAATACCCGGTGTCTTGAAATACTCAGAGACGCCCTTCGCCGTTCCGAGTGCACCGAAATAATGGATAACGATGTACTTCGGGGTCATGTTGCCTGAACGGAAGTTAACCGTTGTCAGGTTGTCTACAATTTTCAACTTGCATCCTCCTTCCTGTTCTGGTGTATTGATTTGGATTTTGCCAGCGAACTTGTCGTAATAAGCTTGTCCGTAGCTGGCTCGTTTTTCTTGGACGCTCTGTCCCTGATTGGCAGGACGTTCAAATTGGAGAAGAACAGCATTGGATGCCTCACGGACAGACGATGCGCTCTTGAGGGTGCTCAGCAGCCCAGAATAGCCCACAGACAGCTCTTTAAGCAGGAAGTTGAGCTGGGCATCCATGTCCCCAACGGACGCTCCTGCGGCTTTACAGGAGGCAAGGAGAGCGTCCTTGCGTGACCAGTACGTCCACTGAGCTAATCCGTAACCGGCACTGTCTTTCACAAAGTTGGAATAACTGCCGCTATCGACGGCGGCAGTATATTCTTCATCAGTCATGCCAAGTTTCTTCTCGTATGTATTTTGGAGGTTCTTGGGATTCAGTCCGCTTTCTGCAAAAAGATTCCCCATCAAACCCGCGACGCCGAAATCATTCAGACCAGCAGATTTCAAATAGCGCCAGATTTTTTCGTCGGCGTTCATGCGAACCACCTCCTTGATAAAACAATGCTTTTATAATCAGACAATCTTGTAATGCGGCTTCTCTTCGCCGAAAAACCAATAGCGGAGATAATCGTCAAACACGATTGCCACGACAGATAAGCCAACCCACGCAAAATAGAACGGCAAGCAGACCTGCCCCAAAATGTTAAGCGGGAGTCCAGAATAATCCCAGACTCCCAGCTTCAACCATATATTCACGATAACGCCGGTGATAAACTCAAGGCAGGTCACCAACGTTCCGCCGATTAAGGCTTGCCACACGATTCCTAATTCCCACGGGAAGAGCTCGTTGATTAAGCCAATAGAAACAAAGCACAGTCCACCGAGAATAAACATGGATGGATGACTGTGCCCACGCCAAAGCATCTCAATGCCGACATAAATTGCGCCGCCAATAACAGCAAGCACGAGCAGCTTGAGACATATCTTTAGCCGCTTCATATCAGTTGCCGAGCTTTGCCATGATAGCGTTCATCTGAGCCTGTGCAACAGCGAGCTTTGCGTTCATCTCAGACAGATACGGTTCAGGCAGAGTCATACCATATGTGACGGCGGAGATTTCTTCAGCGCCATCTAAAGACTGTACATACGCCTTTAGAGCATTGTGATAAGTGGTCTGAGTTGTAATAAGGGTCTGCGCCGCAATGTAGATTTGGGCAATTTCTGTGGCTGTGTAGAGACGGCAGACACCGCCATCCGATTGATACGGGAACTCTGTACCGCCAAGTTCAACGACACGGAACAAGTTTGCGATATTTGCTTGGTCTTCGATGCTAAGATTAAAATGAACAGCACCCTGTGTCAGCTCCAAATCAATACCGGCAACAATGATGGCATTGCAACTCTTGGAGATTTCTGCAATCTTTGCTGCCTTGATAACAGCAAGAGAGTTATCCTCTCCGACAATCTCAATTACATCCTCCATCGTGACCCAGTCACGTTCGACAGCCTTCAAAAGACCATTCATATCGATAACGCCAGACTGGTACATAGCTTTCAGTTTTTCTTTCATCGGTTACACCTCCAGCGCAGAAAGAATCAATTCGTCAACGAGGTCACGCTGATGGGCAACCAGAGCGCCACCGTCACATTTGGTAACGACCACGGTGTCGGCACCCTCGATGTCAGAATGACCTACGAGATTGTAAGGCGTGCTTCTAAAGGCAACACCGATGGCTTCGTCTTTAGTGGTCGGGGCGAAGCTGCCACTCTCAGTGATTTTGATGTACAGAACAGAGTCGGTTATACCAAGCTCGGTTCCGTCCAGTGTGATAATTCGATACATTTAAGCAACCTCCTTTGCTCCTACCAACTTTGCGATGTGTCGGAGCGAATCAATATCGGCATTGAAGAAGTCGTGGTTCCACAGCCAGAAATCTGCGTACTCGATGCGCTTGTACGGCTGACAAGCAGGGTCGTCCCAAACCTTGTCCCACCGGTTCTGGTAGTTTGCATCGCGTTTGGCAAGCGTCTTTTGAATGGCTTGTGTCAACTTCCCACGGAGCATACCTGCGCCGTCATCGTCACGAGCAAAGAACTGGTGTGCGTTCTCACTCGTTACAACACAGAGCAGCTTGTCGCCGTGGAAGATATACCCACCGTTTTCTTCACATACAGTCATAGCGGGGAGATTCACCTCTCCGCAAATTGCTTTGTCCTTGAAGCGTCTATGCACAACGTATTTCATCCTTTTTTCCTCTTTCTCTAAAGTTTTCAATTCGCTCCGGCGAGAAGCCGAAAATCGAATAAAAAAGCCTACGCAACCGAAGCACACGCTTGTGGTCGTCGTAGGACTCAAAGTATGCGAGCATTCCGTTTACGGAAGTCCAGAGGTCGTCGTATGACATTTCGCCATTCTGGATTTTTGTGCGGAATGCTTTTATTTTTCTTCGTGCCCGCTTTACACCATCGCGGTTCCCGTTCATCACAACGTGACCCGTTTCGGTCAAAGTAAACTTTGCTTTGCAGTAACGGAACGGTTTTGTAAGCGGAACAATTCTTGACTTTGATTTGCTGACAGTCAGCTTGAGGCTCTCTGCCTTTGCAACAATCAGAGCCATGATTTCTTTGGCGTCTCGGTCAGGCGGAACGATGATGTAGTAATCATCCATGTAATGACCGGCGCACTTGATAGAGAGCTGGCACTTGATAAAGTTATCCAGTGCAGACGGAAACGCAATCATTTCTGCCTGACTTGGTTCAACGCCAAGAGGTAGACCTGCTCCACCAGAAACGGTGTTCACAACGTCGTTTCCGATTTTCCTGATGTCTGGGTTCAGCAAGAACTTCTCATGCCGCTTGAAGATTTCTTCATGCGACACAGATGGGAAGAACTGTTTGAAGTCAATCAGAATCACATTCCCGTCACGTCCATAACGACGGAAGTGCCATCGAAGGTCATCTTTTAACATTCTCTTTGAGAACTCAAAGCCTTTCCCTTCGAGACTGGCGCCATTGTTATAAATCATCTCAGGGCGATACAACGGCAGAAGCACCTTCTTGGTATAGACCTTGTGGACTTGACGGTCTTGGATTCTCGGTGCATCAATAGGGCGCGTCTTACCGCGCTCTGAAATCGTGAAATGTACATATGCACCCGGAATCCATTTTCGCTCAAGCAATAAACGTCGTCTGCGTGCTGTTCCAGAGAACAGGTGCATCTCAAAACGTTGGGTGCTGTTCTTCCAACGAACACCGTTGCAACATTTCTTTCCAGCTTTGTACATATCATCGTATCCAAAGACATCGTGCAGACCACCGACAGCGATGACGCGCTTCAATCTATTCTCTTCGCGCCTTGCCTTACGCCTTTCGTAACGTCCTTTACGTCTACTCATAAAAATTATTCACCCTCCGTACAGATATCTTGTAGGGCATCGTCTAATCTGCTTAATTTGTGACACATGAAACGGGGTAAGATGCATCCCTCGCCATGCACGCACGGAAACTCCGGCGGCGTTCGTGTCAAAATATCAAAGGGTAGTTTCGGATTTTCATCACGGGAAGTATTTCTCCTTTCGTAAGGGTCATAGTTCACCCTTTGGGCTACTACGATTGACCCAGACCATTTCTGGTTTACGAAATCCGGGGCGACGCCATTGGAATTCCTTGCGTTGTTATTGTTCGCGTTGCCGTTCGTGTTCACATTGCAGAAGTTGTTGCTGTTGTTGTAATTAGGAGAACGCTCCCACCACCAAGCAGCGGAACCGAGAGAGGCTAAAAACTCCCAACCGACAGGTTTTACAGAAATACACCCATAAAATTTCATAGACGTTTACCGGCTCTTATCGCTTTTCAACACATTGGTCAAAAGACCGTTTTCTGCATCAATTAAATCACCAAGCTCCTGCGCCATGTGCTCCAACTTTTTCTTTGCGTCTGAGGCACCGACAGAGTTTCCGCTGCCGGTCGTAAAACAACCAGACGGGTTCGTCATCATCAAGTCATAGCAATGCGCGAGATGGACGTCGAGCGCCATCAGGGAGGCTCGTGCTTCAAGCAGATGCTGCTTGCGTAGCTCTTTTCGTGCTGCATCAGATGGATAGATGCTGTTTGCCTTTTCTGCATGGTCTACGACTTCTGAGGCGAGCTCTGCCACAGATTTGGATACGAGTCGTGAATATCGAGATGACAACCTCGACAGGAAACCGATGGTTTGGATGTAGATTTTGTTCGCCACATTGACGAACTCAGCCTTACTTTCAGACCTGTGTGCTTTTAGGACTGACATAAGATGCTCCTTTCGTTCTTGGATTTATCAGCTTTGAATACACTATTCGCAAGCCGTTTCACCCCTAATCGCAAAGGGTGTACCTTTGCCGATTATAGGATGGGGAGGGGGACGAGGTTCCCTTGCAGTTACCGCAGAGGGTGTACCGTCCCTCTCCCTTAATGGTTTGAACACGCCCACTTCCGTGGGCTTGATACTGTTGATGCAAGATTAGACGCGGAAAGCCGGGGCGACGCCAAAGGAATACCCTGCGCCGAGATTGTTCGCGTTGCCGTTCGTGTTCACAATGCAGAAGTTGCTGCTGTTGTTGTAATTAGGAGAACGCTCCCACCACCAAGCAGCGGAACTTGTTGCGCTGTGACAGTATTTCACCTTCGAATTTCCAGCAGAGTAATAAGCGTACTGCGCCTGATGGTTCTGCTCAGAAGAGTTTGCATAGGAACGTGTACCGAAAATCTCATACTCAGCCAGCAACGGAAGGTAGTCCACCGAAGCAGTAACATTGGACGCTGTGTTTGTGCCGCCGCCCGTGTTATCCGTGTAGATAGTCATAGGTTGCATCACAGCACGGAGGTCAGACGGGAGTGCCGCCATCAAGGTGTTTGCAACAGGGTTGGTCGCAGTCGTGGCAGTAGCATCTCCATCGTTCGTATTCGTCGAACCAAGCACATCGTAACGAAGGTCACAGCCCTTCCATCCACCAGAGTTGGTGTTAGAACTGTGGTTCATATTGAAATACTTAGTGCCATTCGTTGAGTAGTTATTGTACTTGCCATCAATCAAGCAAATATCGGTTCCACCAGACAATGCAGTCTTGAACGTACCAAAGTCAATACCGGTTGCACCGTTGTGGTTAAAACCGATGATGTAAACGTAGTAAGTGCCACTCACAGACTGCGTGCCAACAGTACCACTCACAGCGACAGCCTTGCGGTCACCGACCGCCCAGTAGCTTGCGCCTGTTCCAGAAACACTGTGGATAGCCGCCCAAGAGTTGTCATTCAGCGTAGCAAGAATAAATTCTGCTGTAACTTTGACAGTCTTACTTGCTGGTGCAGAATAGTTCGTACCAGCAGTGCAGCTCACGGTGAGAGTAGCTTCGCCATTTGTTTGGTTGACGTGAGAAACGGTAACTGTATTCCCGCTACGGGAAACAGTGGCAACGCCAGTTGCGCTGGAGGTCACGCTCAGCGTGCCATCGTAGTTGCCACCAATCGTGAACGTATCAGTAAGCTTACTCAAGCTAAGCTTGATTGTCGTCTTACTCACAGTCAACGTACCAGTCGCTTTGCCAATAGACCAAACAACGTTCTTGGCGGTAGTCGTCCCATCAGACCAGCGATAGTCGGTTTTCGGCGTAAAAGAAGCCGTGTAATTGCCTGCGTTCGTGCCGGATGTCGTACCGCCAATCGTCATATAAGCCGTGTTATAATTGCTCCAACTCGGAGACTGAGAAGACTTATTGTAGGTCAGCGTACCGCTCTGGGCGGGTACGTTCGCAATCGTAATACGGTTTGCTGTACCAGTCGTCCGCTGAGACGTAGAGGTGTTGATGCCGCCGTCCGTGGTCTCTGGGAAGAAAGCAATGTAATACTTCGTTCCGTTTGTCAGACCGGTAATCGTCAACGGTGCGCTGGAATATTGGTTGCGTGTCGTGACCTTTAGCGTATAAACAGCGCCGGAATCGTCCTTGCTTGTAGGATAGCTGCCACTCTTCACAACAACTGTGGTGCTTGCCCACGATGCCAGAGTCACGCCATCGGCAGAGATAGAAGCAGAAGGGTCAGTCCACTTAACGGTCATCTTACCGTTGCCTGCTTCAGAAGAAGCACTCATGCCGGTAACATTCCAGCTTGTGATGCCTGCAACCTGAACAGTCGGAATCGCATTGAATTCGTCATCCGTGCTGTCAGTGTAGGCATTTGCAGTTGTATAGGGGAAGAACTTATAGTAATACTTCGTTCCGTTGGACAGACCACTGTCACAGAAGTAAGTATTCTTATAAGCGTCTCGTGTTTTACTATCGAGAACGATAGTGCCGTCACGACGGCTTGTAGGCGCGGAGCCTGCCTTACGAACAAGCAGGGTGCCGCCCCAAGCAGCAATCGTAGAACCTGCCACAACGAGGTCATCGGGGTCAGTCCACTTCACATAGACTTTCCCAGAAGAAACCTGCGTGGTAATACCGGAGACAGCCGCAAGTGTCAGACCACCACTGCCTGAACCTGCGCCGCCGGGGAAGTTAGATAAAATAGGCATTTTACGCCCCTCCTTTAACCTAAGAGAATGATGTAAACAGGAATGTCACGCTCTGGCATCTCGCCATCAGCAGCGATGGTCAAAGTGCCATCAGCCTGTCCGATAACTGAGAGCATTGCCTCACGAGCGATTTCGCGCTGTTCTGCAGTCGCATTGTGAGCAACAGAGATTGTTCCGTTTTGCGAAGCAGTAAGACCGCTAATCGTAAGGACTTGCGTGTAGGGCGCATCGACACCAGTCCACGCAGATGCAAGCAGCGTGGCGTTGACTGCCACGCTGTTGTTTGCTTTCTGACCAAGAGCGGTATCGATTTTTACCATATTGGAATCCTCAGTTCCGTTCATCTGGTTGCGCCATTCCTGAAAACGAGTTGAACTGTCATCGGTCAAATAGAGGTTGTAGTTTGGTGTATTACTCATTGACTGCACCATCCTTTCAACCGAGCAGGATAACAACGACCGGAATATCGCAAGTGGGTACAGTCCCATTTGCGGCAATCGTTACAGAGCCTGCCGCTTGACCACAGATATACATTTCTGCCTCAGACGCAGCAGAGAGCTGTTCGTCGGTAATGCTTTGAGACAAGCCGATAACGCCATTCTGCGTTGCGCCAAGTCCAGCAATGGAGAGTGTCTGTTGTCCACTCGACCAACCGGCTGCGGTCAACGTAGTGGCGACAGCATTGCTTGCATCACACTTTTCAGCAAGAGCAGTCAGCATCTCTTCATCATCAAAGGGGAGCTGAGAATACTTCTTTGTGCCGTCTCCAACTTTCTTACGAACGCTACCACTGGCTGTATCAACAATGATGATTTCGCCATCCAAAAGAACTGGGTCTTTTGCAGTCCAGTTTGCGCTCGTGTCTCGCTTTTGTCTGATTCGTGCATTATATTCAGCCATACAGTAGCCTCCTTATAAGCAAAGCCCCGCCGTGCATATCACACGACGGGGTTGCTTGTGTTTTATTTATGCTCAGATGTTAACAGAGGCGCTGCCACAGTTGAACACAATATAACCGGAAGCCTGCTTCAGCTCGGTAATATCGTGCTCATGGTTGCCAGCAGCCTTGCTGTCCCAATCCGCAACCTTCTCGGCGGAGATGCCGTCAAGCACAGTCTTGTTTGCGTGCTCATGCTGCTTAGTAACAGCGCCGTCCCACGCATCGACCTTATCCTGAGAGATAGCGTCGAGAATAGTCTTATTCCCATGCTCGTGAGCCTTCTGCTCAGCAGCGTCCCACTTCGCCTTATCGCCGGTAACAATCTTGTCCAGCTCAGCCTTGTTTGTATGGCTGTGCGCCTTGCCGATAGCAGACTGCACGTCGGCATGGAGCTGAGCCAGAGTCACAGAACCCTCAGTGAGAGTAGCTGTCACCTTATGGTCAGCACTGACATCAATCACAATCTGGTCTCCAACTTTAGAGCCAGAAGTAACGTACTCAATCAGGCTACCGACGTTGATGTAGATATCATCCTCGGTCGCATTGGCAAGAACCAGATGCAGGTATGTACCAGCCTCGCCCCATGCACCAGCCTCAGCCTTTGTCTCAACCGTACCGGACTCAACAACCATATCCTTGGGGATATCGATATTCACATCCAGATTGGTAGCCGTCTGCTTGATGTTGTAGCGCTTTGCCACGCCATCCGGGGTAGAAGGAGTGACAGTTACGGTATAGTCGGTCTGAGCAGGAATCTTACCGATTTTCTCATCAACGTAACCAACAACGGTCGTAGCAGTAGCACCTTCGGGCAGCGCACCGACGCGCTCACCCAGAGCGTCAACGGCAGCCTGCGCATCATCGCCAGCTTTCTTTGCTTCAGCAATCGCAGCGTCCTTGCCGTTCGCATAGGTCTTCGCCGCTTCCAGCGCATCATTAGCAGCGCCAGCCGCATCGAAAGCACCTTCGTCCTTGTAAGCAGCAGTGCCCAGACCGTGAACCTTCACGTCCTCGCCGTTGAACTTGACAGTACCATTCGCAGTACCCTCAGCCAGCGTATAGACGGTCTCATCGGGAATGGTGATAGTGCTCACCAGATTCCAAGTGCTCGTGCCCTTCGCCTGAGAGTACAGATGGAACTTACGGTCATTGTCCGCATCGATTTCCAGCTTGTACTGGGTATCGGTATCCTGAATCTCGCCAGAGATGTAATCAGACAGACCGGTAATCTCAGAAGCGGAATAAGTAGGCTTGTTTGCCGCCTTCGCCCAATCGTACACATCAGCCGCCAGACCAGCAGTGAACTGCAGCTCGCTGAATTTATGAGAACCGTCGCCAACCTTGAACAGAACCGCAGGCTCCTTCGCTACGGCACCAGTCTCAGCAGGTACGACAACAACCGCAACCTCACCGACAAGCAGTTTGGGGTCTTTATCAACCCAATTGGCATAGGTATCATACTTCAGGGAAATGCGGGTATTAAAAGTTGTAGTAGCCATAAACGCTTACCTTCCTTTTTATGTGATTTTAGTTAGAGCGGAGCACGAAGCTCCGCTCATTGTGTCTTGAATCAGACAGAGGCATTGCCGCCATCGAGAATCAGGGTATCGCCCTCAGACTGAACCAGCTTGTTCATGTTGAGGCTATTGACCTCCATGCTGCCGTCTTTAGCAACAGCGACCTTGTTCTCTTCAGTGGAACTGGTAACAACACCAGCAGTCTCACCGGCAAGCGGGATATCAACTGCCTTCTCAGAGATATTCAGCGCAGCGCCAGCCAGCTTGATAATCTCAATGAGGTTCTTGTTCGCACCCGCCTCGACGCCGCCAAGCTTTTCTTTCTCTTCGTCGGTATAGTCGTTGGCACTCAGACCCTTGCCCTCAACCTTATCGACCTTACCAGCCAGAGCGTCAGGAAGACCCATGACCTTAGCTGGGGCGATTTCCTTGACTTCGAGCTTGCCTTCCTCAGAGACGGTAAACTCGTCAGAAACACTCTTGACGTAGTTCGCTTCTGCACCTTCGGGCAGAGCAACCAGCTTCTCCTTCAGCGCAGTCGTGAAGTCCTCAGTTGAAAGACCCTTGCCTTCGACCTTGTCAACCTTGTTGGCAATGGCAGTGGCAATAGCTTCGTTCATCTGCTCCGTGGTGGAGTAATTGTCAAGATTAACACTCACATCGTCCAGACGAACAACTTCGGTATCGACCTTCGCGTAGATATCGTAGAAGCCAGTGTCGGCATTCATCACGAGATAGAGAACATTATCCTTGGCTTCAGAAGCCGCAGGGACTGCATCAACCTTCGTGAAGCTGGCATGACCGGTCTCGGCGATAGCCGTCTTGATTGCCTCCGCGATTGCAGTAGCGGTCATAGCATCAGTGATACCATAACCTTCAAGTGTGGTAGCCTTATCAGCTTTACCAGTCTGGAGGTTTTGAATGTCCTGTGTATGACCAGCGACGGTATCAGCCAGACCGGAAACGGTGCTGGTATCGGGTGTGTACCACTCAATAGCAGTACCAGCCGCATTGATGCGAGGCTGCTGACCTGCGGTGGCGGAACCAAAGCCCTTCAGAGCGACCTTGCCATCAACAATCTCGATGGACTTGCCATCGCCAAGGACGGCAGAACCGACTGCCTTCAGGGTCTTGTCCGGCTGAATAATGTACAGGTCGGCGGAAGATTCCGTTACGACGCAAACATTTTCGCCATAAAAATAAGTGCCGTCCGAACTACCAACTTCAACAGCGGTAGCGGCGGCAGCTTCAGCAGCACTCAGAGAATAGAAGTAATAACGTGCGTCCAGAGGGAACGCAGTTTGCGGATTAAATGAAACCGCAAAATTCAGTTTGCCAAAATCAGCCATTATGCGTCACCTCCATATTAGATTGTCACTTTATAGGTGTTTGCAGTATCGTTGGCGTTAGCCATATCCATCACATACACCTTATAGTCGATTGCCTGATAACCGTTCGCGCCCTCGACAGAAACGACGGTCTTGGTGAAAGCGGTCTTGACTTCCGCGTTCATACCATTCACGTCCTGCACGGAGCTAACATCACGCAGCGTTGCGGGATACGCGAACACAACGCGAATGGCGCCAACGGGGATTGCGAGGTTGAAGCTGTTGCCAGCCGCCAGAGCCTTACCACTCTTACCGCTAAGACCACGCACAAGTGCAGAGTTCACTTCGCCATCCTTCGCTTTCAGCGTTCCGTAGAAGCTGTTGCGGTAGCCAGTGATTTTGCCTGTCGCCTTGCTCTTATTACCGGCAGCAATTTTACCGGCGGCATACTCATTGCCGAGGTTCGTTACGGGAACAGCACCCTCGCCGTGAGTCGCAGTAGCCGTAATAGCGTAGCTGGTAGCGTCGCCAACTGTCAGCTCATCGAACGAACCGGAGGCAGTATCCTTGGTAGCAGTACCGTCGGTTACGCTCCAAGCGGTAGCAGCAATACCAGTTGCAGGACCGTATGTATAGCTACCCGCGCTCAGAGAAGCGGTGTACGCAGGAATGACTTTTGAACCAACCTCATACGCTGCAATTTGCTTACAAGTAATTGTCACGGCGGGTTGTGTTGCTGTCGGATTCTTTTCCTTCGCCAGAATGGACGCGAGAACATCCTTAACATTCTTGCCAGATGCGGCAATCGTACCAGAGCCAGAGCTCGGAACGGTCAGAACACCAATGGCAGCAGTGTACGTCAGGTCATCGGCAAAGTAAACATTCTCGGCGCTGTAGTTTCCATCCATCGCAGCCCACACAGAGCCATCGTAGACATAGGCAGTGTAAGAATACTTGCCATCGGCAATCAGAGATTTGACAACAAAGATGTCATCTTTTTCAGCAGTAACGCCAGCCGCAGTCAGAACGCGAGTAATGACATCGTTGTCACTTTCGCCCTCTGCCTTCACGCCTTCATAATGGGCGGCGCTTGCTCCACTGATAGCCTTCAGGTTCTCATAAGTGGTAACGCCATCACCAATCTTGAGAGTGCCAAGCTCCAAGTCAAAGCAAGGCTCACCAGCGGCAGGTACAACGTCTTTGTTAGCAAGCCAATTTGCCGTTGTGTCACGCCGAACTTGAATTTGGGTTTTCATCGTAGTATTGGGCATAACTTTCCTCCTTCAAAATATTTTTGCAGAATGGTTTCATTGGATACCGTTCGCAGCGCCGCCATCAATCACTTTGACATCGCCAACGCTAATGTCGCCTGCATTAACGGGAGACAATTTCCCGTCAGCAGAAACGATATACGGAACCCAATCAGAACCGTTATGCACTGAAATAATGTGTCCAGCACAATCGTAGGTCTTGACCCACGCTTGCGCCTCGGTTAACGTCTCAAACTGTTTGCGCTCGGAGATATTTTTCATCTCACCATTCGCATCGTAGAAATACAGTTCGGACTCTTTGCTGTCGCTGGTGATAATCAGACTATCTCTCGGGATAGTACCGGAAGCAATTGCAGCGGAAATTCTACCTTTCTTTCCGTAAGCGACTCTCACGCCCATCTCATATCACCTCCGTCAATCAGAATTGAATCACGGCATCTTCGTCCACTGGGTCGTTGCCGCTATTGCTTGTAAAATGGATAACGTCATCACCTTTAACGAGCTTGTCAATCTCCTCTTGGATGGCGTCCATATTGCTCTCCGTGTCCTCTGTCTTCTTCTGCATCTCGTAAATAGCCGAAAGCTGATGGTCGCAGATATAGTCGTCCATGTTCTTGGATTCCTCGACATAAAGCAGACACTCGCCACTCTTTGCGATGGTCGGGTTAGACGGCGTGCCCGAGAAGATTTGAAGCCATGAGCAAACTTCTCCGGGGAACTTTGTCAGTCGGCAAGAAACCGGAAAGACATATTGGTAATAGGCTTCTTTGTATTTCTCGTTTTGGCGTTCCAGCCGCACGATGTCAGCTACACCGTCTGCACGGATGTAGCTCAAATAAGGGGTCGCAGTCAGCATATCGATTTCGCCGACTTGCAACGGAATCAGGTAAATGATTTTCTGATTCAAGTTGTCGCCCCTATAAATCGGTTCATTCACAGTGATAACGAGGTTCATACTGTCATCCAGCTTGATATAAATCACTCGCGTCACCTCCGTTCGTTATAGGATAATGTAGTCGATGTCTTCCAGCGCCATATCGTCATAAGTCAGCAGCGTATCTGCGTCCATTTCGCTGAGCAGTCTATGCCGCTTCAAGATTGGCGTGGCTGCTGCTGACAACAAAATGCCACCCTTTTCCGGTGCCATAAATTGTGTGATTTTCTCCGTGATGCCAGCAAGGATTTCGACTGTACTCTGTATTGCCTCATACTTTTTTGCCGTTCCATCTGCGCTTGCTGAGAACTCAATTCCAGACTCACCGCTACCGAGAGAAAAGTGAATCTCTGTTTCAATGACAGCGGCGGCAATTTGCATAGCTGTCCCCGCAGCAGTATAGAAACGGTAGCAAAGGTCAACGATTTCTGCACTTGGTTCGACCGGAGCATCAATGGTCAGAAAATTCTGTTCTGAAATCTGGCGTACATTAGCATCAATCGGAAGAGCCGCTGCTGGCTGGAGAAGGCTGTTCTTGAGCGACTGACGCACCTTAGCGTCAATATTCATTCTTGAACTGCCTCCACCCAACGACTTGGCAACCATAGCATCTACAGATGCAGCGGTGATTTGCAGCTTATCTTCAACGTCTGTAAACATATTCCGAAGCGTTTGCAAATCGTCGTTTGGTGCAATCTCAATAAAGGTTGGGACAGGATTGAGAACATAGTGCGTTTGGAACTCCAAATCGATGTCCCAAGTCGATGCCATATGCAGTCGCTCGTTGCAGGTCTTAATCATTTTGTCGATGTGAGAGACCAGCTCAGAGCCAGTTTCAACAGCGATGAACTTCTGGAGGGTATAGCTCTCAAGGCAACTCTCCAGAATCATGCGGTTCGTCGCGGTCAAGCCATCACGGAATGGAATGGAGTAGACGATAATGTCGCATTCAGTAAGTCGTTTGTTTAGGTAAATATCAAACTCTTTTGCCATATGCGACTCAACTCCTTATCAGGTGGGGTTCTGAGCAGACAGAGACAGATAGCCTTCCTTGATGGTCATAATGGTTGCAGTCTCAACGCTACGCGGAGTAGAGAGCGTACCATACATCAGAAGATTACCGGCAGTAGCAGAATCAAAAATAACGAAATGAGTAATTGTACCCCAACTTGCAGTTGACTCATTGAAGTTGATAGCCTGACTATTGGTAACGACACCATCATTTGGCTCGCTCAAAGAAGTTAATCTCACACGGGCATAACCTGCATCGATAGAGGGTTCGGTCACGCCAGAGCCACTGATGGTGGGTGCACTTGTGCTCAAGCCAATATAGTAGTTAGTCGGAAGTGCCGGGGATGTCTTTGTGTTAAAGATGTTACCGGCGGCACAGTTTAAGAAATATGTCGTATTCATATAGCAGTCCTCCTTAAAATGGGCATAGCAAAAGCCGAGACATACAATCTCGACTTATTGCCTGATGAAACTCTTGTTGATATTATTGGTAATAAACAGGATGCCCTGCTTGGGAATCTCGATATTACCGTTGATATCTTTGATTGTAATTTGATAGATATACTTGCCGCATAAATCCACTGTGTCCAATGGGTCTAATGTGACCGCCAACACATTCTCGGCAGTAATATCATCGTTAAAGTGCGATTCCATCGGCTTTGTAAGAATTGGCACACCCGTCTTATTGGTAAAGCTAACAATAGAGAAGTTTGCCGTACACCCACTTAATGCAAACGGTTGGTGGCTCTTATAAAAGTAGGTGTAGAATGCGAAGTCCTGCGTTTCTCCGGCTACAAAGTCGATGGTCGGTAGCGTATATGGGCTGTAATCACAGGGCATATAGGTTCACCGCCTTTACTTTTCACATTTGCTGCCTTCTGTATTTGGCTCCCCGATAGAAGCATCACTCAACATAGCAGCAACTTCCTCAATGACAGCAATACTGCCACTAAGATTGGCAAGATTCTGCTTGCCGTTTACGCTAACCGCATTCAGTGCATTCAACACAGCAGCCAGCCGGTTCATAATTTCATCTTTCATACAATCTCCTTTTTTACGATTGAAGTTTTTGAATCAAACTAACGAGCGAACAGTACGAACCCTGATATCTAACATTAACGTTATAAGCGTCCATGTTAATCCATAGGGAGTTGCCCTCAAAACGCATATTGGATGATGCATTAAGAACAATACCAGCATTAGAATACAGCTCCACAATGTTGGTTTGTCCCCCTCCATCGTTACCATAGCCACGGGTCAAACTTCCGTATGTCCCGTTTCGACCCCAATATATTTCGGCGCCAATCAAAGTCGGCGAGTAAATGGTACTGCCATTTATAAATGAACCACCAGTGTAATCGCCATCAACGATGTCCCTGACATCTGAGCGTAGCGTTCTTACTGACGAATTGGCAGAATCTGCTGTACTTTTTGCCGTGTCAGCAGTATCCTTTGCCGTATCAGCAAGATTATAGGCGCTGTTTGCTCGTTGATACGCTTCGCTACTGCCCAAATTTGTTTCCGAGACGGAAGCCCAATTGATTGATGAGCCAGCAGCCATAGTGATTTTGCCTCGGACAGAAACATTACCACTGGAATCAACTGTGAAATTGCCATTGCCGACGTTCAATCCATTGAGATTGAGATAACTGGCAGTGAACTCGTAGTTGCTATTCATCATGGAATTACCAGACTTGTCTTTGAATGATGCTCCAGATACAGTACCTTGGAACGTACCACTCTTTGCATACATATCGCCATTCTTCTTTACCCAAAATTTAGCGGATGCAGGAGAATCCGAACCTGCCCAAATTGCATAGGCGGAGTTACTGTTTGTTCCAGAGCCATTCAGTGCAACATAGCTATTCCCGCTGCCAGCATGAAGGTAATCATCTTCAATAGTGAAGCCACCAATTTTACCAGAGGTAGCGGAGACCTTGCCACGAATGTAGACGCTGCCATCATCGATATCGAGGTAGAAATTCGCATTCTGAGGCATCCCGTCAGCGTCGAACAGAATGTTGTCACGACTGCGCCCAAGGCTGATAAATGACGGGTAAACGGTTGTGCCATTGACAGAATACAATTCACCTGTACCAGCAGCAATGCCATACATAGGGTCAATGAGAATCTTGCCACCATTGTCCTTTTGGAGAACAAATGTGGAGTTATTCAGCCATGCGCCGCTTGAGTCCACTTTGAACTGCATGACACCATCATCGGTTTCATTCTCAATAACAAGGTTATTGCCGACAATAAGTTTGCCACCGATGACTTCTGCATTCACGCCAAAGTATGTTCCTACCTCATCGGATGCAAACAAACCAATAGCAAGTTTAGCAGTTGCCCAGTTATCATCGGTCATAGCAATCATGCTGTCCACGATACGAAGCTGATATTTGGAGTCACCGCCGACGTGGATACCGCTGCCATTGATGACCACGCTCTGATTCTTGGCAGCAATAATTGTATTGACCGCCGCGTCCAACGAGCTCTTCATAAACTTCGAGACTGATGCCGCTTGATTTGCAGCCTGATTGTACAAATACTTGCTGGCATCAAAACTGCGGCTGGTAGAGTAACTGGTCTCCACCATGTCCTTCAATGTATTGACATAGTCTTTTCGCTTGAACCGATTTGAGAAGACAATCGAGAAATTGCTATGCTTTTCAAAATCCAGCTCAAACTCGATGATGTATGGCGTGATTGTCTGTTTCCCACCGACGTTGAGGTACACACCCTTACCAAGCTCCAAACGATTTCGGAACGGTGCGAACTCTTGAGCAAACACAAAGTTTGCAGAGTCAACTGAAAATTCATATGTAGGTGTAGCCAAGTCTGCCAAAACATCCAGCGCATAGTCGTACAGCTCCAACTGCACAGAGTATTTCTGATAATCGCTAACGTTTGCAGTCAGGTACATAGAGCCAGAATAGCAGCGGAATGAAACTCTGCTACCTTCTCGTGTGGTCACACCGTCAACCGTCACGTTTCGGATATCAGATGAAAAAGATGACAACGAACCGACAAGCGTAATTGTGCCGCTTGAAGCCTTCGTAGTATTGACAGTGATTGAACCCGCGTACAGACTCAGCACATACTGGTTGTCTGAACCAACCTCCAGTGTGCCACGGATAACATCACCAGTGATATTGTGGCTTCCACTGAAGGCAAAGTTGCCACCAGAAAGTACATACATTTTCTTTTGGAACTCGCTGGTCAAATCGACCTCAGAAACAGAAGAACCATTTATAGATATGGTCTCGTTCGCCAGCGAATAGGAACTACCAGATACGGCTGTATCAACGCTTGTGGCAACAAAAGTGTCTTCGGTAATATCCTGCTCAATGATGTACTTGCGCAAAATCGCGTACTCTTCATCTGTGAAAAACTTGCTGATAGACAGCTCATTAACCACAGCTTGAATCTGCTCCGTATAAGACTTGGCATTTGCCTCAAGCGCAGAAACTTCATCTTCTTTCGCGGCAATCTCAGCCTTCTTTGCAGTAATCTTCTGATTGATTTCATCAAGCAGCTTCTGTTGGTTTGCCTTGCCGGTTGATGTGGTTTCCATTGCAAGCGCCTGAATTGTCACACTTTGCTGTGCAGTAAGCGTATCCAGCTCGCCCTTCAAATCTGCAAGAGCAGCTTGTGTTGCAAGTAATGTGGAAGATGCGGACGCCTGTAACGCTACCAAGCCTTTGTAGTATGTCTGGCGGTTAAGAACGGTACGTTGCCACGTTTCCCATTTTGCAGCAAGGGCATCAGGGAGGTCACCGTTCGCAATGAAATAGCTAAGGTCGTAAATCCAGTTGGAGCCGATGGGGTTGACCTCTCGGATATCTACATCATCACTACCATACGGTCTGATTGCAGTAACCAATTCATCGGTCACCTCTTCGATATCAAGGCTCTCAACCAGATTATCAAAGTCCAGATAAATGGGAAGCGTCTCTAATTCGATATCGGCGTCATAGACATTGATACTGCGCTCGTAAGGGTCAAACACGAACACACAGCGGAACTTGTCTTGGCAGTCGCCATACAGGAAGGACATAAGGTAATCGTCATACCCATCGAATGTGCGATAGCGCTGGGCAACAGACGGAGCAACATAGCCCATATGCCAGCCATCGGCAACCTCAAGGACTCTACCGATGATAGTGTCCGGGTCGTTATGGTTTGTCTGATTGAAGAACTTAAATGTACTACCGTCATCGCCGTCTTCAAGGAAGAATTTCTTTGTGTCGAGAACTTTTTCCAAAGAGTAGCACTGAACGTGTTTCACATCGGAAATACCATCAGCACTTGTTGTCGGGTTCATAACAACGTAGATACCATAGTGTTCGGTGTAGATGACCTTATATCCAACAAGCTCGTCATAAATCCAGTTCTTCTCACCATCAAGGATGGCAGGAACATCGAATGTCATTTCGCTTGGTTCTGCAAACTTGACGGACAGCTTTAGGTTATAGACACCGGGGATAACTCCAATGGTCTCCTCATGCATCGTCTTCAGGACGAGCGTAGGCGTTTCGGGCGTGCCGTTTTTATCAAACGCCAATTTGGAATAATCAAGATACAATCCGCAACACCTCCTTATCCTGCAACATTGTATAAGAACCTGCCAGAGATAGTCAGCACACCATCACCAGTTACTTTGATATTATTGTCTCCGTGAACCAAACGGAAAAAGTTGAGATTGAATCCATCGTATAAGTTGTAACCGCTTGAGAGCTCTTGAATGATACCGTTGCTGTTATTGACAAAAACGGATGCACCGCTTGGAATACCAGTCAACTTGAACTCTCGATTGTCATCGTCCAGATTTACAAGAGATAGAGCACTTGTACTGGATGCGGGTGCGAACGAAATCTCAGGCTTGAGATACTCACGCACTGAACTTTCATTGCGGAACAGAATGGTGGTCTCGCCAGAAATCGTGTACTGCTTTTCAAACGGGTAGCTATACGCATAGGGACAATCGCATTGAATGGTCGCCTGAAATGCGACGGGTAACCATCCATGTGAGATAGGGGTCAACTCAGTGACCATGCAGCGAAATTGAAGTTGCTCCATGTCCTGTTGCCCGATAGAAAGCCACTTGTACTCTTTACGTCCAGTCAACCAGTAGGCGATGTCTTCAAGCTCGTACCGGTCGAGTTCACGCTCTGCACCGAAAACCAACTTGAATTCAAGTGGCTTGCTGTGGTAATTCGTCCCAAAGTAAATCGGCTGAATCCGATTATTTGTTCTCGTTTCGACGATGGATGCTTTGTTGCCAAAACTCACATCGCTTTGACCTCTGCCACCAATGTCATAGACCATAAGCCCATACATTGCAGAGGACTCTCCGTCAAAAGTAAACTCATAACAGTTAAACATGGTTTACCGCATCCATCTCCTTTCATAAAATATCAGTGGGAGGGAGACAGAAGCTCCCTCCACACCGTTAACGTTTGATATTCAGTTGTTTGATGACATCATTGGTGAACTGTCGATTGATTTCACGATGCTTCTCAACCGTTTCCTCGTTCGCTCCATAGATGATAACATCGCCAAAAGACACGCTGGGCGCCTGTGTGTTATTGATTGGAGCGAAAGCAGAAGCAGCCTTCGTAACATCACCTTGCATCTGACCGAACATACGGCTCATGTCCGTAAGGGTGAGCAACTTGCTGAGCTTGTCCGACAGTGCTGTGGTGAAATCAATAATGCGATAGAGACCGGCTTCTTTCTTAGCATCGAGAACTGCCTCGCCCTTTTCGAGGACGGCAAGAATCTCATTTTGTTTTAGAGTCGGCTGGTCACCTGCGATACCACCGGTGTGGTAAATGTACTTACGATACTTCTCGTACAGAAGTGCACCGCCATCCACATACCACGTTCCGTTTTGACGGTAAGCATTTACGCCATACTGACCGAGCATCGCGCCGAGGGTCAGATTGCGCTTGTCAAGCCGCGCCTTCTCTTCCTTACTGGCAGTATGGTGGGCTTGGCTATTCGCATACATTTCCTTGATAATGGCATGAATCATTTCCTCGTTAGAAGAGCTGTTGTCGTATGTCGTTTCCCCAACAACATAATTCGCGCCAGAACCATTCGCGGCATCGATGTCAGCACCAATGCTATTCAGTGCGTTGACATAGCTTCCGTATCTCTGTGCGGCAGCTAAAGCGTTTTCCCAAGCTGTCGTGATAGTGCTGCTCAGTTCATCACCGTACTGGTAGTTCCAAGCAATCAACTCATCATAGAGCGAGTTCCAGTTGGACTGGATATAAGCGATAGCCATGTCATACAGCTTCTGATAAGAAGAGATACTGTCCTCAAGCACTTTGATTTCTGCATCTTTCTGCTCTTCATACGCTTTCTGCATATCATCAAGCGCATCTTTCTGAGCACCTACCGCATAGTCTGCCTGAGTATCAGCAAGTTCTTTCTGAAGTTGAGCCATTTCCTCTTCGAGTTTTGCCTTTTGTGCCTGTGCATCACGGCTGTCATCCAAGGAAAGGGCATTGATGCGAGCTTGCAGTTTAGCAAGCTCTTTGACCTTCTCAGCTACCTTGTCCTGATAATCTGCTTCTGATTTCGCAGCCTCAAGAGCCTCTTTGCGCAAGGAAATAATGTCAGCATAGGCATCTTTCATATCCTCAAGCGCATCGATTTGGTCGTTGATACGTTGCTTGAGCATATCCATAACGTACTTCAGGATGTCATCGAGACCGTCCTTCATGTCGTTCAATTCCTCTGCCGTCTTACCAGCAGTTTGACCGATACCGCTAACAGCACTATCAGCCAAAGAACGAATGGCATTGATGTTATGGAGCGCAGCTTGATACTGGTCATCGTCCAATCCAAGCAAGGCAAGGTTGGCATACACCAATCCCCAAGTGGCGTTTGTAGCCTCTGTAGTAGCATACAGAAGGTTGTTCAGGTCTTCAATAGAGTTTTCCTGCAACGCAAGGCGAAGGCGCTCAACGTAGGTCATAGCCTGATTGAGAGCAAGCTCCTGTGTTTTCGCGGCAAGAACTTTATTGATGTTCTCTTCGTTGATAACCAGCAACCCATTTTCATCCATGAGGTATTGCATATACTGCGCACCCAGTTCGATGATGGACTGCAAAGTATCAATCGTGATATATCCGTTCGCGGCATATTCATCGGCTGCATTATGGAGCGTCTCATACACATTTTGATATGCATCGACAACATCGCTCGCAGCAGTAACAATCTGCTTTAAGTAATCAATAATAGACTGCTTTGCAGATTTGATGTCAGCCTTTAACGTGCGAAGAGAGGAAGCCCCCTCTTGATTTGAGTCATTGAGAGACTCCATCGTATCGATGAGCTCTTCAGTTTTCTTTCTGAGTTCGTTAGTCTCTTCCTGAGTAGCACCATAAAGCTCGTTAAGGTGCTCCATGTTATGAACCATGAACTCGTTTGTCGTAGCGTCATAGCTTACAGTGAATCCAAGAGCTTCGAGTTCTGCCTTACCATTGGCAATGGTTTCACTACGAAGGTTGTTCAGATTTTCAAGTGCATCCGCTTCATCATTGTAAACATTGATAAGCTGCTTGGTGAGCGCAATCTTTTCTTCTTCCGTATCAGCATACTCAATTTGAGACTGCAACTTGGCAAGGCGCTGCTGGATAGATTCCAGCCGCTTCATTGCTTCGTAATACTCATCAATGTCAGCAAGATATTCTTCAACCTCTTTGCTGGAACCGCCGCTACCACCATTGCTGCCAGAACTACTTTCGAAGCTCTTGAGCGGGGCATTTTTCAACGCTTGGAGCGCAGCAATCTGACCGTCGATTTGAGCAATCGCTTTTTCGTAGGACGAGATATCCAATTCAAGCTGTGACACATAGTCATCAAGACTAACCGCCGTAGCTTCATAGTTGTAATCTGTCCCCTTGAAATCACCTTTGTACAAATCAAGGCTGAGACCACCAGTCTGGGTTCCATCTGCGCCACCGAAAATATTGGAACTACTGCCAGCAACTTCGCCGCTTCCCATAGCAGCAATCGCCTGAGCGGTTTCGTGTGCCTGTGCAGCAATCTCGGAAATGCTATTGCAGGAATTGTTGGCGTTAACGAAAATAGAGTGCGCCATGTTATATGCTGCTTTGGCAGCATTGTCATCCATGTTCTCAAAGCACTCTTTTGCAACGCGGGCAAACTCTTCTTCATTGTCTGCCATAGCTGCAGCAGCGAGAGCATACGCCTTTGACTCTTCAACGCCCATTTCAATAAGCGCCGCCGTCAATGCATTACCCGTATTGATTCGATACTCAGCTACCTCTTTGGAAATCTGCCCTTCGCCATCACCAACGTTTTTCGCAAGCTCAAGCTGCGCTTGGGCACTTTCCATTTTAGCAGTCAAAACAGCCTTATCTGCTTCAAGCTGCGCAATCTGACTATCAATCTGGGCATCCAGTTCAGCCTTCTTACCTGCGATGAACGAGTTAACAACATCCGCATTTAGCGTGAGCTGCCCATCGGCTGCAACGGTAGCATTGTTCAGAATCTCAGGATATACAGACGCAAACTCAAGCGCTTTGTCCAGAGACATCGTGAAGCCGTCAGCGACCTGATTCTGCAAATTAGCAAGAGTTTGGAAAGAATCGGAAACAGAGTTGATTGTATTTGAAATCCGAGAGAAGTTGTTCAGCGCACTTGTGTAAGCATCAAGGTCGCCCGTGATGCTGCCGTACAAACTGCTATAAATTGCAAGCTTCCCTTGGTTCTCGGCAATCTTCAGATTGTTCTCTTCGATTACACGATTGTTCTCTTCAATTTCTGCCCGATACTCACGGGCGGCATTTAACCGCTCTGTACCGGCACCACCATCGCTGCCGTACTGAGCATAGTAGTCTTCGCCGCTCTTTGCCTGTTCATCAAGAAGTCGATTCTTTTCTTCGAGAGCAGCATTTTGCTCTTTGAGAGATTCAGTCTCCTTCTCGATTTCAGCCATCTGCTCTTGCATCTTGGCATTAGCGTTTTCTATCCATGCCTCAGTGTTAAGCTTAATGACGCCGTTCTCCTCATACAGATAGCTGAGGTAATCGTCATTGGCAGAAGCGAGTGCTTCGATAGTATCAGTTGACAAACCGGCGCCAGTAGCCATATCCGCTTGAGCAGCATCTAATGCGTCATAAGCGGCTTTTAACGTTGAAACTGTATCGGTTAATTTTTCGAGCTTCGCTGTGTATGGGGTAAACGGGTCTTCCGATGTAGCAGACTCTGCCGCCTGCGCTAAGAGGTCAGAATACCCACTATCCGCAAGCCAACCGTTGATAAGGTCGGACAGCGAATCGTTACCGTTGTCAAAGTTGAACATATCACCAATAGTCTGATTAAGATATGTTCTGAACTTTTCAAGCTCCTCAACTGTCGTCGGGATGCCGTTCTGTAAAACATAGTTTGCCGATGTCTCATCATAGATAGACTGAACATATGTCTCAACAGAGTCTTTGAGCATACCAGTCTTTTCGATTACCGCATCATAAATGTCATTGCTCGTTAAGTCTTGACGAAGCAGTTCGTTCTTGAGGTCAAGCAGCGTATAATAGTAGTCAACAACGGCGTCCATATTAGAATGGTCAACGTTCCAATCAATCGGTTCTAACACCAACTCTGTTGCAGCTAAACCATGACCAACAGACGAAGTCTTTTCACGCAAATAGTCACTGGCAATCTTCTGCGCAGCCTCTTTCGCTTTTACATACTCCTCATCAGTCCACGCATCTTGGATGTTATAGGAGATTTGGGAGCCGCTCCACCCAGACCATGTTTCGTCTTGGAGCTTCTTCTCTGCAGCGACGCGCTTTTCTTTCGCCGCAAGCTGAGCCTCTTCAAGTTCTTTTTTGATGGCACCATCCAAGGCTTCGGTGTAATCCTTTGTACCCTGCGTTACACCTTCCAATGCAGTTGCTTTATCACCAAGAGCACTGGTAACATTATCGATAGCTGTTTTGAAAGATGCTTCTTCGCTCTCTGTAAGGTCTGTGCGATTCGCATACTTTTCATATTCGATATATGCCGCCTTAACTGCATCTGCGTTTTCAATGGTTGCCTCGGTGCTCGCAATTGTGGATGCTGCTTCCTCAATCCGTTTTGTACGAGCATTCTCGATTGCGTCCTTGATTAAGAGGATGGCACCAATTGCAGCAGTAATACCTGCAACAGCAATCTGGGCGGTAGAAGCAGAAATACCAAGCGTCTTGAGTGCAACAGACAACTTTGATGTGCCCGGTACAGCAAGCGCAGTTTGGCTATTCATAGCCTTGATTACTGTGGGTAACTGCTTAAATCCAGCAACAAATGTGGAGACAGCGCTGGTAACCTTTGCAATAGCCCCCGGAAGTGTTGTCACGAGGAATGTCTTTATTGCGTCTGCCTTAATGGTTGCAAGGATACCGACTGTGACATACAAGACGGTATTCAAACCGCCAACCTTGTCGATGACCTTCGCAAGAGCATTAAGCACATTCAATAGCCCAGTGCCAAATTCAATGACCTGCTTTACAAAGTCAGAGTCAATGAAGTTCATGGACAGCTCTTCAAATGTTGCCTTGAACTCGGCAATCTTACCGTTGATGCTGTCGAGATACTTTTCGTTTTCTTTCAGTGCAGAACCAGCAGAATTTGCTGCTGTTTTGACGACATCCTCGGCAACGTTAAAGTTCTCAAGCATTGATGAAACAACGTTAGCATTGCGCTTGCCGCCAATCTGCTCCAAAATATTCGCCTGTGTGATATCGGTAAGCTCACCCCAGACATCTGCCAGCTCTTTCATAATCTGATAGGTAGATTTGAAAGTGTTCTCGTCAATCTGGATATCAACCTTACCATTTGTGAGCGCCAGAAGTTCCTCACGGAGCTCTGATACGCTATTCGCCATACCCTCCGTACTCTCTCCGGCTTCTTCTGCCTCGGTCTTTGCTGCACGGAGATACATGGAGACCGTCTTCATTGTCGTACCGACAACGTCAGCATCTTGAACAACGCTGTTTGCGGCAGTAATAAGAGCAATACTCTCGTCCAGAGTGTTATTACCAGCGGCAAGCGCAGAAGCTGAGCGCCGCAACGCTTCGCCAACGCCCTCTGAGGAAATGGCAAAATTGTTACCGACCTCGTTGAACTTATCAACAATGGTCATGGCATTTTCAGCTTCAATGCCAAATGCCTTCATCGTCGAAATGATACTCTCAGATGCTTGGCTTACATCTTCGATACCATCACCAACGTTTTTATATACTAATGCCGCATCAGCCAACTGTGCGGCTTCGTCCAATGTATATCCGAGACGGGCGAAGTCAGCAGACGCCGTAACGGTATCCGCAATCGTTGCGCCAAGCTTTTTGGCACGAACAGATGCATCATCAAGATACTTGGCATAAACGGCACTTGTTTCATCTGTGACCTTCTTCAGCTCGGTCATTGCCGTATCAATATCGATAACAGCAGTAACCATCTTCTTCAGCGAAGAATAGAGCTTCATAACAATCTGAGAAACAGTAAGCCACGACGTAAACTTAGCTGCAAGACCACCAACACGCTCACTCAACGTCTTGGTGTTTTCACCTGCATTTTTGATGGCATTTGATGACTCAGCAAAAGATGTACGCAAACCAGCGAGCTTGCGCTGGAATTCCTCAACAGAAATTTCTCCACGCTCAAGCTGACCGAGATATTCCTGTAAGTATGCCGTGCCCTGACGAATATTGTTATAATACTCGCTGCTTCGTCCGCTTTGCGCGGCAGTCCAATCTTGCTCCGCTTTCTGCATCTGCGTGAGGAGCATGACGCCCTGCTTCATAACAGCGTTCTTTTTGTTCTCAGCCGCTGCAGCTTCCTCGTCAGCCGCCTGTGCATCTCGTTCTGCTTGAGCCTTTGCTTGAGATGCCTCTACTGTAGCCTCGCGCTCTTCCTTGATGCGCTGGATATTTGCAAGAATAGCAGCAGCTTCATTCTCAAGTGCTTCTCTGCGCTCGTTGCTACCATCAACGCCCTGAAGACGAAGCGTCTCAAACTCAACTTGCCATTCCTTGTATCGTTCAAGCAATGCAGTTACTTGGGCGGTTTCTTCTGCAGTTGCACCCTTACTCAAAGAGCCAAGACCTGAGTCGATATTCTTGGACTGCTTTTTCATAGCAGCAATCTGGACATTGAACTCTGCCATCTTTCTGGCAGCTTCGTCTGTCACCGTTGCTGTTTCTTTCAGCTTGCTCTTAACCTCTCCGATACCTTCTGCGGTCAGCGTAATGCTTGTCCCTTTATCAAGGTTGAGAGTATTGATGACGGTGTTTAGCTGGCGTCTAAAATCAGCAATGGCACCGGCACCGATGTTAATCTTTGACAAGTTGACATAGAATTTGCCGTTCTTACTAATTGCATCAAGCTGCTTACGGATTTGCTCACCAAATGATTTGCTATCCAGTTTGGCTTCGAGCTTGATTTTACCCATGATTTCATTGAGCTCTTTGCGAATAAGCGCTTCGCTATCTCCGTCAGCGCCGCCACGGGCAACACCAATTAGTAACCGTACATCTGCATCCATTGCCATCATTCATCACCGTCCTTTATGAAGAAAAGGCTTGGCACAAAGCCAAGCCTTTCAAAAATTATTGTTCGTATATGTCTGCTGCAATTACAGCAGTGATGTTGTACTCGGAACCATAGTTTCCGTTAAAGTCATTGATTGCCTGTTGAATGAATTTCAGGGCATCGCGCTCTTTCTTGCTACGCACCCATGCATAATCATCATTGTATAATGAACGCCCAACTGCTTCACCAGATGGGGAGTGGTTATCCCACCAACCATATACATAGTTTTGCGCATGGTATCCGTTATTAAAAAGGGCGACGATATTATCAATACCGCTATACCCCAAATCATTCTCGAGGGAATCACGATGTAAATCACCCTCAAAGTACAAAGGGATTTCAAACCCGTCTCCAGTTTGGATAATCCCACTGCTGCTCATTCCGTCAATATGCTTCATAACCGAATCCGGTAGGTCGTAGCTCTTTGCCGTCATTTGAAGAACTTGGATAAACTTTGCAGCAGCTTCATATATGCGTGTCTCGGGGATAACCGAATCGCCTGCGGCAGTTTCCTTAACACCGTTCCGATTGTATTCTTCCAGCTTGCTTTGGAGGCGAGCTTGCCCTTGTGGAGATTTAATCCATGCGTTTAGCTTGCTCGACAGACTCATCGGCATCACCCTTCAACATTTGGTTTGTATATGCCTCGACAAGACGCTCTTCGCTGAATTGACCATCTGCCATAGCGGATGTCAGCTTCGAGATATCGTCTGGCGTAATATTGGCGAACATAGCCTCGGTCTTCTTCTGCAGCTCGGTAAACGCAGAGACGACCTCATTCATCTGACGCTCAATAGCGGCGATATTGCTCTCGCAAAGATAGCTAATCTTTTCAGAGATGGATTCTAAAATATCGTCAAGCTGTTTCTGGTTGACGTGCCGAATCACAACATCGACAGCGTCTGTGTTATAGAGCAAGGCGTAGCGATGCTCCAAATTATCTGGGAGATTGAAGTTGGCGTAACGAGTCAGGATATTACTCTTTACAACAAACTCCTGCAGCTCCGGCATATAGCCACCAGTCGTATGGAAGCAGCTCGACACCACGTCATCAACGAATGCCAGCATCTCCGAGAAAGAGAGCGTGTGCTTGATTTTGACCTCGTTACCAAACCACTGTTCTGTCGCAATATCCACTGCTTGTTCTTTAAGCACCTTATCCAGAGATGCGATTGAAATTTTCTTTTCCGACTTAGCCATTATCGGGTTCCTCCTTTTTGTTCTTGTTGCGCTTTGCTTCTTTGCGCAATTCTTTTACCACTTCGTACTCAAGCCAACCGCCCCATTTTTGAACATAAGTAATCCACTTATAGTCAATGTCTTGGTATATATACCAAAACAGTTTACGTTTTAGCTTTGCTACACTATCAGGGCAACCCTTCGTGTCTACTACTTCAATGTGTCCATCTGCAAATTCCATATAAAAGTCAGCAACATAAATGATTGGCAAAACCGTCTTGCCATTGTGGGTGTACTTCGGTTGCAGCTCATATTTTTTCTGTAACTCAAAATGAGTTACTTCGCCGCTTTCCACTGCGGGACAAAGTACATCCCTGTAGTATTTCATTTCAAGCTGGCTATCGAATACGATATTGTCGTAAGTTCGTTTCTCTTTATCTTTATCTACGTTAAATTTGCTCCGCTCCATAGCGCCTCCTAACAGAGAAAGGGAGGGCAGATTACTCTACCCTCCCATTTTGCTTATTCGATTTCAGCAGGCGCCTCATCCGGCAGAATCTCTTCTGCGACCTGAAGCTCAGAAACAACAGGTTCGGCAACAATAGGCTTTTTATGCTTGCTCTTCTTCCGCGCATCAACAATGCCTCTGGATTCATTTATCTGCTGGAGATAAATACTTCCACATTCGGGAGAACACGCTACCTCTTGCCACCGGAACACGCCTGCGGCTCTATTTGCGCTGCGGCAGGCTTCATACTCCTTGCCACAAACGCGACATTTCTTGACCGCAGTTGCCATGTTTACCACCTACTTTCTTTAGGCAACATCCTCAGCGTTAGAACCAAAGATGGTGTAAGTCCACAGAGCGCCGCTGGTGCCGCAAGCACCGGACAGAGACTCAGCCTCAAATGCATGGACGGTCTGGTTGTCGCCCATCTCGAAGCTGAACTCGCCATTGAAGTCAGCCTTGGGGATGTAGAACTGGATGCGGTACACATTCGCGCACTTATCCTCGGCAAAAGCATCAATGTACAGAGCGCACTTGCCAGAGTAGTGGTCGCTCAAGTTCTCCAGAACATCAGCCTGAATCTGACGCATATAGAACACGACGATTTCGGTGTTGTCTGCAATATCGCCCTCGTTGAATGCGAGCGCCTTGGTTTCGGGGTTGTAAGTGAACACGCCCTCTGCCACAGCAGCGCCCTGAGTCAGGGTGTCGCCAAGAGTGCCATCGCTGCTATTCTTGATATAAACCGCTTCAATCTCATTGCCAGTCGTACCGACAGCTTTATAAGAAGTGGTAGCAGCATTGCCGGTAACAGTGATATAGTCAGTCCACTTGACCGTGGTCTTCTTGTTCTCGAACTCGCTACCGACCTGCATTTCGAGCAAACCGCCGGAAACCAGACCGTTGGTGCCACTGATGGTGACAGCCTTATTCTTCTTCAGAGAATTCAGCTTACGACCCTGCTTACCGGTGATGTCGGTCTTTTCCTGAGTCTGAGCGATGGTTGCATTCTGCAGCTCGTCCAGAGTGAACTTGAACGCACCAGTCACGATGTCAAATGCATTGATAGTCTCAAGGCTGGTGATGGTGATATCATTGATATTCATTTAGACATTCCTCCTATTTGTGAGTTAGCCAATTCAAATCATCTTGGCTTAGGTCTTTCGCGCTGACTGTGCCAGCATAGATGCCGTGCATCTTGTTGTCATAGTCAATTTTCTTGATTACTTGGCGCACGCTTTCATTGAACTGATAGATAGAGAGTTCTCGTGTCCCCTCGAATCCATAGTGGTACTGCTCTGTGTTAACAAGGGCGACAATCAGCTCTTCAAGTTGAGAGTCTGCTGTTCGCATACCCTTACGGCGCAGTTTCTTCCGCATACGCTCAATCATATATTCTCTCGCTTCGCCGTTTGCTGGCTTGCGATTGTCCTTTTCAAGGTGGTGGATTTTCCTAAGAGCCCCGGCAATTTGTCCATGCAGAGCACGGTCGATTCGTACACCGGTTGCCTTGTTGACCAGAATCACATTTCCGTTTTGCGGATTGATTGCAGGCTGGAATGGCTTTAGGTCAAAGTCTCCGAAAATTAGTGAGGTGTCCTGTTCTTTTAAGGAGTTAAACAAGAGGAGAAAGAGCTCCCACTCGTTAATGGTCGTAAAATCAATCCTGATATCATCAAGCTGCACCATCATATCTATGGGCATAGCAGTAAGCATCGACACCATGCTGTAGTAGCTATCCTCGTTTTCCAATACTTCGCCAACAGTCGGAATCATAACCCGAATATAGTCATTTATGGGGATGTCTTTTTGATACAGTAAATGACGTGTCGGCATTATCCATTTTTCCTATTGGATGGGACTGGCTTGCCGGTCGGTAATGTCCGATTGAAGTCTTTTGCTTGGAACGTGAGAACTTTTCCCTGATAATCTGTGATGGGAGCAAAACGCTTCACAGCGTATAAATCCAGCTCACCGAGACCGTAGTATCGACTACCATTAACAGCCTTCGCAATCTCGGAACACAGCTTATCAGTACGAATCCCACCTCCGGTTTCTTTTGGTAATCTGAGCTTGCTCTTGTGGCTAAAGACCCAGATATATAAAACCGGAATGAGGAAAGTCTTATTTACAGACTTTTGGATGTCAAAGTCGCAACAGATAAATGTCTGCCCGTGCTCAATGGTTTCTGGAATGTACTCATATGGGAATACCTGCTTATAAACGAGGTCTTGAACATCGCTGACTGGCTTGCAGTCATCAGCAAGGAGCCGCACGATTTCCTCGTTTGTCAAGAGGTCGTTCATCAGTTGGTTCTTATAATCGAAAAATTCTTCCAGTTGCATCAGAACCACACCTTCTTTCCATCGGGTACATCTGGCGTATCGTCACCGGACGGAGTATCTGGCTCGTCCGGTTTCTCTTTCGGGAAATGGTCATAGTAGTTTGCAATATGAAGTTCGATGTTATCGCTGTCTTCTGTATTGCACTCCGTAAGAACGAAGTTAAGGACACCCTCTCCGTTATAGCTTCCACCGAGCTTAAACGGTTTGGTGAGACGATAAGCAAGGACGTTCTTTGTATCATAGTCATCAATCAAAAAGCGATTGTTGCGATTTAACTGAATGGAATACTCGTCCTTAGCAAGTGTTAGTGAAATTCGTGAATCACCGCGCACAACAATAAAATCGTTGTCGCCGTATTCACCGGTCAGATATTTCGTGCCATCCTCAATGACACACCACCGTTCAACGACTGTATCGTCTTCTGCAATCCAACGAAGCAGGTAGTTGCATTGCTTCATCGTACCCTTCGTGTACAGTTCGTTGTTGGCATCTTTCTCGGTAATCAGCCAGTGATTACCCATCCACTCGACCAAACCGCCATGCGGCAAATCTTCTCCGGGCATTGTACACAATGTTTTCAGATTAAGGTTGTCGGAGTTAATAACAGCCATATTGCGCACAGTTCCGTTTACGGTCAATTGATGGTACGAAAGGCTTGCAGGGAGCTTCGCACTTAAAAACGCTCGCTCTCGCTGCAAAACAGAGTCGCGTTTTGTGATGCCGTGAGCATTGATTCTGGAACGGTATGTGTTCCAAGGGTTCATTTTGACACCTCCTGCGGCACGGCATATCGTGATTTCAATTTATTGCAAATTGAAATTGCACGGAATACCTCACGCTTTACCACCGAGACTTCGCAAGATGGATTGTCGATGAGGTATTGCAGGATGGCAATCAAAGACAGGAACAAGGGGTCTTCGTGGATTGCCTCAATGAGCTCCTTACAACCAAGCAACTCCGCCTGAAGACTTCTCATATAGGTATCCAATGAACTTTCTCCGCTTTCCTTGATAGGAAGAATCTTAAAGAAAAGATTGATGAGGGTGCGGAAGTAATTATTCAAGACCATAGCGTCCATCGGCACGCCAACCGTGGTCTGAATCATCATAAGTGCAAGTCCGTTAAATCCCCGTGATTGTACGAATACTCCCTCATCATATTCGTAAAATCTTTTCGAGCGGCTGTATATGCGTTGCCGATACGCATGAGCAACTCTGCGGGAGAATAGGTGGTAAAGTCTTTCGTGTTCAGAACACTTTCCAGACTTTCCTGCTTGTATGTATAAGGTTTCATCCACTGAACAAGCATACCCTCAGAAACGATGTCTGCAATCTCATCCAAATCCTCGTCGGGGATATCTACATCAAACTCTCGAATGATGTCATCGCCGGTTGTGGATAGGTCGTACTTGCAAATCTTTCGGAAGGACGCAATTGCCCGTTTCATGTAACCGTCAATCAGACTGTTCCTTTCAAAATCACGCATATTGACAAAGTCATACTCTGTGATTTTCGATAAGAACGCATCCGTGAACACATCATATGGAACGCTCATTTATAATCACGCTCCTTACTTGTCGTGCTCGACCAGCTCAACACCGAGACATTTCTCCAAAGTAGCAATGGTCTTGTTTGAGTCGATGCCACCACTGGCAATCAACTGCTTCGCACGATATGCGATGGACTTTTTCTGACCGTCAGAAAGTTTGGAAACGGCACGCTCGATTTCAGCGACAGGCTTTTCAAAGAGCTTATCGAAATCGCTGATGGCGATTGCAAACTTGTAGTATTGGCTCATACCGATATAATCAACAATCCACGGCTCGTCGAACATGAACCAGTTGTTGATGAAATACTTCTTGTTTGAATTCCGAGCGTTGCGAAGCTCACCAATCTCCATATCCTGCTCTGCACCAAAGGAATCCCAGACGAATCGTTCGCCCGTCTTTTTGCTTCTGTACACAAGGCGACCTTGGAAACCATTACGGACGGTGATAATCGTATGCGGGTCAATATCTTTTGGGACGAGCGGGCGCTTTTCTGCAGCGCGGGACGTTTCCTGTTTTAACTCAGTCGGTGCAGTAGCCTGCTGACCACCGCGAGTTTTTGCGTTTTCATTTGCCATTGTAAAATCTCCCTTTCATACATAATGCGGGGCTCACGAAGAGCCCCGCGTATTTTGCTTATGGTCTATCAGGCAATCTCGTAGCGACCGATACCGGCGTTGCCACCAGCCAGCACGATACCCATGCCATACTTCTCGCCATACAGGTACTCCTGAGTCAGGTCACCGTTGGACAGCGGGTCGCCCATCACAACAATGGGGTCGCCTTCGTACACGCACTTGATGGGCTTGTCATCACCAGCGATGATGGTCAGCATATCGTCTGCGAGCGTAAACTCGGTAGAACCAATCTTGTGACGCTGCGGAGTCACGACGACCGGAGTGCCGTAGAACTTGCCGTAGTAGCCAAGGTTGTACAGGTCACTCTTGGAATCCGTACCCTGAATGGACGGAGCCAGATTACGGACAGCCTTCTTGGTGCCAATAATAGTTGCAGGCTTGCCATTGGCAGCAGCCTCAACATGGGCAATCAGGTCAAGCAGCTCTTCCTCGTCATACGCACCCGCAGTCGGGAAGTAAGTAACACCGCCAAAGTCGTCGGCAGTAGCAGTGCTCCACAGGGAGTAGACATCGTTCAGAAGCTTCTGACGGAAAGACTCAGCAACCTTGCTAATGAACGTGTTGAAATCAACACGACCAGAAAGGACGCGGTTGAGCTCTTCGTAAATCTTCACAACCTTCAAAGAGGTAGGAATAGAAACTTCGCTGATGCCACTCAGACGCTGACGGCGAATGCCCTGCGTACCATCTGCAGCCTCAGACACGATAAAGAGATTGCTGTCTTCAACCTCGAAAAGGTTCTTGTCGCCTTCGGCAACATTGCGGAAATCAACCAGAGCATTGAAATACTCATCGCCCTGCAGACCCTCAACGACAGTACGGGAGAGAACCTCCTCAATCAGCGTAAACAGACCGCTGCACTTGCCGTCGCGGATGTTTTTATAGTTAAGGGTAGTGCTGCCGCCATTGGCATCAATCAGAGCCTTATGCAGAAGCTCCATTGACTGACCGACAGAATACTGCTCAACATTGCCATGATAGGCATCGACAGCGACCTTAACGATATCTTTCATTTCAGCCATTAGCTTTTACCTCCTCTCAAAAATTAGCCGCCAACACTGGCAGAAGCAGCAGTGCTCTCGGTTTTGCCAATCTTGATGGCATAGTAGGTATAGCGACCAACGACCTCAACGTCCACACAGACGCCAAGACCCTTGCCAGCGGCATCAATCTTGCCACCGGTGCCAATACCGACCTCAGCGCCCTTGGTGGGGGCGGTGCCGCCAACGAAACCTTCCTTGGTCACGGAGAAAACATTGCGGCTGCGAGGGATATAGCCACGGACGGCTTTACCAGCCTCATTGATAAATTCGTCCAAATTCTTTTTGCGCTCGTCATACATGACCTCGGGCGCAGCGACGATTGCACAATCGTTCAGGTCATCACCAGCAGACGCTGCGACAGCCTTCATAACTTCGCGTTCGCCATCCTCATAACCCTGAAGCTTGACGATAACGCCGTTTTCCACCTCTGCCTTATTGCCAGACGCATCATAGAAGCGCAGGGAGACAAGGTCAGCAGGCTGCTTAGTACCGCTCATCAGGTCGGTACGAATAACTGCATAAGCCATAAATCGACTCCTCCTTGTTTGTTATTTAATTATGTTGATTGCGCGAAGCAATTCCGTATTCGGTGAAAACACCACCATAGGGCTCCGGCGTTACGCTGGTCTTCTCAACCACCAGCTTGGGACTCTTGGGTTCAACAGAGAACTTTGCAGCAGTTCCGTTTCTGCCACGGATTGCATAACATTTCTCCTCAAGAACATCGACCGCATACTCAGTGCAATGTTCACGCAGGTTTTCAAACGCCTCGACGCCAACCAAGTCTTCGAACTGAGCGAAGACCTTTTCCCGTTCGCCCTTTGCAGCGGCGTCTTCGGTATCTGTCTTAAACTGGCGCAAAGTGCCAAGCTCGTTCTCCATAGACGAAATCGTGTCGGAGGCGGTCTGGTACTTTTCAGCCCACTGCGTATCGTTTGCAGAATACTTTTCAGTAATCTTTGCAAACATTCCGCTGATAGGGTCGGCTTGACCGCCCTCGTCGAACGGAACAAGAGACAGCTTCATCCGTTTCTTGCCAGCAAAGTCAATAACGACATGGTCGCCATCCATTGAATAAGGGAATCCATACAGGTTCCAGTCCGTGACATCGGTTGCGTACACTTCGGACGCATCTCTGTCATAATCCCAGAACCAATAGTGGGAATCCATTCCCCAGCAGGTTTCGACCTTTTCTGACTCCAAAGCCCCAAACAGTTCATCGCGGAACTGTCCTTCCAGAGCAAAGCTCTCAGGGTTACCTGCATTTGCGGCAGGCTCACTACCAGTGGTCTTCAGCGCTTCAAACTTTTCGCGCAGTTCTTCAACACTGAAATCATCGATATTGAAATCAAGCATCTCGGTAGTCAGACCGAACTCTGCCATCAGTGCAACTTTCTGTTCCAATACCTCTTCTCCTCCTTCCGAATAATTTTGTGGGTGTATGCCAACCTCTTTCGAGGGTTGTGCTGTAGTAAATGTTTCCTTGAATTCCTGCATCATCTCAGCAAGCTGTTGTTTGAAACCGTCACATGAGAACATCTCCAACGACGCTGACTCAAAGCAGGGCTCTGCTGTCCCCAGCAGGCAAAACGCTGTGAATTCAAATCGTTTGATGACGTACATCCCGTCAACCATTTCTCCTTCTTTGATGGAGATTTCCATTGACTCGTCTGTAATGCCATCATCTTTGATTTTTCTATACGCCTCTTGGCGTTTCCAGATTAAAGCGTCTACACACAAATACTCATGGACACCAGAATTGTCTTCGATTTCCTCCCACCAATACTTGGCGCTCTCTGGGATAACGCCGACCGGCTGAGTAACGTTGACAATTTTCATGCCGCCGTCATCTGTGGATACAAGCTCTATATCGTGCGACCCAATTGTGTCAGTCTCTCTGTCGTAGTTACACACAATGGGGCAGTTATAAATGCTCTGGATACAGCGCTCATAGGTTTCCTTGCTGATGAAGCTGTTGTTGCGATTCTTGCCAGTATAAGCAACACGAAGGACGCCACTATCAAAAGAGGAATTCTTCTCAACTAAATTGCTGATACCAGAAGAGAACACGATTCTCATGGTTCTCTCGCTCATGTCACAGTTCACCACCTATCTTTGGGCATAATAAAGCCCGCACATCTGTGCGGGTTAGAAGGTCAAAGTGTCAGACATTGCAAACTGAATGTCCGCACACGAAAAATTTTGATTGTCTTGGTTTAGAAACACATAAATATGTTTCGCCTCGTCCTCTCTTAATAGGTGATAACCCATATTAACGAGACGGTCTCGCGCATCTTCACCAATCACATAGATGAATCTCTCCATCACCAGTCGTCACCGTCCTCCCGAGTCTGCTCACCAGAGTCAGTTAGGTCGCCAGTGTCTTTTTGCGGCGCACCGCCTTCATCGGTAGCAGCATTGCTGTCAGACGAGCCACTTAATGTGGAAGAACTCTGCAATGGCTTAAACATACTCGCAAGCCCAAGAACCTCGTTCTCCAAGAAGCTCATACAATCGACTTCACTTTGAGACATTCCCTGAGAAGCTGCGTACATTGAGATAAATGGGAGACCGAATTGGCAAGCCTTGAGGTACATATCTCCAAGCTCTTTCCGGTTAAATGGACTGCAATCAAGGAACGTAACCTTAAAGTTCTTTCCGTAGCTCTGAGACTGAATAAAGCGATTCACCATATCCTCGATGCTCTTTACGATTCCAAACGTGATGGCTTGGTCAGCTTTGATAGACAGCAATAACGCATTTGCAGACGCCTTATCATTGTTAAACAGGAGAGAGGACACGCCTGCGGCAGTGAACATATTTTGCTCAGCCTCAGAGATAGTGTCAGTATCACCTGTGTTTGATTTTTCAAAGCTAATTTTACTAATGGGCATAGGAGAGAGAACGCTGCCAATCTCTTCCGGTAAGACCGAGTCGAGATTACGCCAGAACTCCTTTGCCTTGTCCAAATCCATTTGCCAGTCGCCATCTTCGTTGATACCGAGCGTCATTACGAGCATAGCGTAATTCTCAAGCGTTGTCTTTGTAAGCTTGAGTTGCTTATAGTCTTCGAGGTCATAGACCTCACGGAGAATACCGGCAAACGGAGGAATGGAATAATCCAGAATATCGTTATTGCATTTGATTGCAAACGATGTGGGTGAATCAAGCTCCTGCCAACGAGCGCGGCGGTTTGACTGATAAACCTTGTACTTCTGTTGGAACTCAGTTGGGTAATACTCCAAATATTGACTGTGCGCATCGAAGTATGAGAAGTCGAATGTTACGTTCAATACATTACCTTCGATTGTGGAAATACCGCAGTAATCAGACGGTAACTGCTGGATTGTAATATTGTCATTGGTTACCCACAGTGTTCCGTAGAATGTGTCCTCGCGGAGACAGACCGTAAGAATTTTGGGGAATTGTGAACGAACATTCATCGCTGACATGGCGTTCAAAACCTTACGGTAGTTTCGATTGACCGACTTCACGTTTACGCTCTTTGGGTCAATGCGGTATGGAGAGACAACGTATGCGAAATCCGAAAGACCAGTGAAATACTGGATGAGCCTGCGGAAATGAGAACTTGCGCCATAAATGTATGTAACAGCCTTACGCAGTTGCTTCTCATATGTGTACGGGTTTGTAAGGTACTCCGTGATATTGTCCTTGGAATACAGCGAGAACGTCGGAGCACTGGTGTTGTTGTTCAAATCTCTCGTGATAAGACGATTCAAAACTGCAAATCGCTGAGAGATACCAATCATCCCGTCAACATTAGTTTTCTTGGTTTGTTTGCCCACTCAGATATCACCTACCTTTCTTATTTGAGTTTCGGAGGCTTAAACATGAATATATCATTCGCATTAAAGTCTGCCGTTTTTGTGCGCCCATATTTGCTTTCAAGCTGCAGGGCGACATAGTAGTTATAGCTCAAGCTGGAATAGCGGTCTTTGCGCATCCCAGACTTTTCATAGACTCGAACACGACCACCGGACTCCTCGTGTTGAAGCTTGACAAGCTCATCAATCAATAAGGTCGTGTGTACATATGGTTTCTGAAGCGTCACCTTTTCCAACGGTGAGAGGGAGTTGTACCCCTTGATGTCGGACAGAAGCGCTTCGCCGTCATACTCAGTAATGAGTAACCGGATTTTGCTGCTACGGAAGCCCTCACGCAAAAGCACCGCGCATTCAGAGTTCAGCATTGGAGAACCCTTGATTGCCCAAATGACCTTATCGGCGCCTTTGGTTGTGCATCTGTCAGCCATTTCCTGATTGTTGCAACAGGACAATGCGGGATAAACTTCTCCGGTGTCTGGGTCAACCATGTCTCGGACAAGAGCATCGTAAACACCAAGACCAAGACCTGTACAGTCAAGCACGATGTAATCGCAAGAATACTCATCGTACAATTTGCGTATCACCAAAGCTTGGTCTTCGGTGTGCATACCCTCAAAGGTGTCACCGTACACAATGTTGCTCATAAATCGTCCGGTTTTGGTCGGAAGCATTTGGTTGATAAACACAGCAGAGGCGTCGTTATTATGCTTCTTACTGCTCATCAGAGCAATATCCGCAGACAAGATGCGGCGTTCGCCATTTTGCTTTGGTGGAATTTTTACCTTTTGGCTGTTGCCAAGAAGGGCGGTCAGTTTATCCGGTAGCATCGGGTAATTGATACGGCGGTTCTTTGATATGGAGTCAAAATCAAAGAATGAGCCGTCCTCTGCGCCAAACCACATGGCTTCCATTTCCATACTCCATTTGATTTCATTAAAGTCGCTTTCGAGCATATCGCTTTCAACGTCTTCGGGGAAAAGGAGTCCCTCTTGAATGGAGAGTTGATACGGGAAGCCGCACACAAAATCTGTCTTAGAATCATCAAGCATCAGCTTAAATGTATCCAGCATTTTGTTGTATGACCAATGGTCTTTGAAGTAAGCAGAGGATAAGAAACAGGACTTGTTTGGCTCCTTAGCGTACTCAGCTTTACGCTCAGCCGGGGTCAAGTCTCTGTAGGGAGGCATTCGACGACTTGTCAGGAACTTCTTCAAGACGGTGTCGATGGTATCTTTCTTAACCATTCTGAACTCGTCCACAATCAAGATGTTCGCACGGTTGCTTCGAGCATTATCTGAAGCCGTAACGACCTTGATATAACTGGAGTTCTTGAACATTATTTTTGCGTCCTGCCCAGAAAACTTTGTGTCACCCATATCAATCTCATTTCTAAGATTTGGAGACACAGGCATCAGTTCTGTTTGTATCTTTTCCAGCACGTTAATACTCTGACCGCGTGTGCCAGATGTAATGACGACTTTTGTGCCGGGGTATAAGATACAACGAATGACTACGAAAATGGCGATAAGGAATGATTTACCCATTCCTCGGGCAGCAATCCACAGGAACGTTCGGCTTCTGTCCATCATTACAAGAAGAGCAGTCTGGAACCATTTCAGAAAATCAAGTTGCAAATACTCTTCGACAAAGATATCGATGTTCTCGCGGTAATAGCTGCCCCAAATCGCCATGCCCTCGATAACACGAGAGCGTCTACTTTGATTTGGCAATGCCATTACATATCACCGCTGGATTGAGCGCTACCAAAGATATCATTCAACAAGGAGTCGTCATCCTCTTCGTCGTACTCTGGGTGTTTAACACGAAGCTCATCCATTGCATCTTCGTACATCTTGCAATAACTGTTGCGCAAGCCGACCATTTTGCAAGCGTGACCAAGATACCACGTCGTGATATTCTTAATCGTGCCACGGATATCGCGCTTTTCTTTTGGCGTTTCAGGAAGAGGTCTACTGTACTCCCATTTCTGGATACCAACACCGAGTGGCATCTTGTCGAGTTCAGCGTCCACATCGTTCTTCTTCTGCGCCGGTTTTAAGTTCATACTGCCAAGCAGAGAATTAAGCGCGTTGACATTCTTATCAATTGGTTTACCCTGTGCACTGTCGCGTGCGATAATGGATTCAAGCAAACAAATCTGGCGGTACAGTGCACGCTCACTTGGGTCAACGACTTGCCTGTCGCCAGTCCAATCCTTGTAGCGACGTTCCAACTCAAGGTAAAAGTCTGGAGTATAACCGGCACCCCAGAAATCAACAAGGGCTTGGTCAACGTCTGCTTCGGCAGTATCTTCCGGCTGCGCGATATATGAAGCGGCAGGAGTCTCTTCCGGTTCAAGCAACGCCTCTTCATCAAGCGTGTCGTCAAAGGTTTTGTCGATATAGCGAATGATGTTGGTCTTTCCGATATAATTGCGAACCCGAGAGTGAACGCCAGCCGTGCGTTCAACCATTGCGTAGATGTCCTCGTTCCAATAGAGGTCGAGTTTCATGCACATACGCTTCATAGCCGCCTTGTCATCGCCGAGCATTGCGCGATACTGTTCGTACATATCCTCGACGCAATCATTGCACATTGGCAAAAAGCCAGAACCGCGATACATGGGGCTATGACTCACTGGGAAGTAGCCCTTTTTCCGGCTGTATGATGTGCCGCATCTGCAACAGTAAAACTTTTGGGAAGTCTGAATGGTCGTCGAATCATCAACGGTCTTCTCAAGCTTTTTACGTCTTGGAGCCTCAGCCATTTACCTCAGCCCCCTTTTGGTACTATCTTCCCACAGCTTGACAGCCAAGCGCATTTTGTTGCCGGGGTAAAACCGGGGAATCCAATGCGCAGGTACATTGACCTTTTCGCCAGTCTGCGGATTCGGACAACTGCGAGCTTTGCGCTCTAAGATGTCAAAGCAACCGAAATTATGAATGGAAACGGTGTCTCCGTTTCCGAGATTGTAAAGAATAATGTCAGTGAAATCATCAACGATGCTTGTCGCGGCTTTCTTCGTATAACCATGCTTGTCCACAAGCTGTTGAATCAAATCGACCCTTTTAATATCCATCCTTTATACCGTCCTTTCTGTTACAGGTCTGCCAGAGACTTTTGAGCATCAGAACGAATTTCTCCATTTTCATCAAAATACTGAGAAATTTGTTCCTCGGCACTCAGGTCTTTATAGACACGAACCATGTCGGCAGACTCCCATCCGACGATATCTTGGATAACATTATCGGGCAGTCCGAGTTTGGCAAGATGCGTTGTGAAGTAATGTCTCAAACTATGCCAGTAGAAATCCTCACCAGTCATACGACTAAATGTGTTAGCCCAGCTATTGAGTGTGGTATCACTCATCTGCTCACTTGTAGTACCGGCGGGGAAAAGCCACTCGCACTCGATGCCGAGCTTTTGGCGCTCCGCCATCCACGCATCGAAATATGGTTTGAACTTTTTCGCAAGAGTATAGCAGTAGATGTACTTGCCAAGACCGAACCCTTTCGTTTGAATAGGTTCGCTGGTCTTATACAGCGCACCACCGCACACGAGGTTTTCATCTTTGAAGTCATCCACTTTGAATCGACACAGCTCTGCTTTACGGCGACCACTGCACATTGCAAGAGCAACGGCGCACGCTTTTTTGTTTTGACCGGATGCCAGCAAATCATCAAGGAGTTTGTCCAAAGCCTCGTCGCTCCAGACTGTTTTTTTCCTTACCTGCTGCATAGCTGGATTCTCAATTTTTCGAACTGTCGAACGGAAGTCCTTAAACTCATCTTCGTCATCGAGAATGTTCTCGACATAGTTCGACAAAGAAGAAATCGCAGACTTCAAGCGGCGAACACGAGCTGGTGAGTTCCCATTCTCGTTAATAAGCCAATGCTGATACGCAGCATAATCGCGCTTGGAAATTTTGGGGAAGAACTTGTTCCCGTTGTTCTGCAAATTCCATACCCAGAAAATATCAATGTCATTGGAGTATCCAGCGATAGTCTTAGGGCTACGCTGAACAGATTGCAGATATGCAATGAAGTCTTGCTTCAAACGAACATTGTCTGGGTTGACCTGACTCAAAAGCTCAGGGCTTGTGATTTCGTTCTGCTTCGTTTTTCGGGGCATACAAGCCACCTCGCTTTCTGTAGAATTAAAATTGGTTGCGGGCATCGGAGTTGAACCGATTCCTCAAGGTTTATGAGACCTGCGACTTAACCGTTTGTCCTGTCCGCAATATGGTGGGAGAGGTTGGATTTGAACCAACGCAGCCCGAAGGCGGCAGATTTACAGTCTGCTGTAATTGACCGCTCTACCACTCTCCCAAGTAGTGGTGATGCGTAAGGGGGTCGAACCCTTAAATTCCGCCGTGAAAGGGCGGTGACTCTACCAATTCGTCCAACGCACCTCATGGGTGGTGATGCCAGTGAGATTTGAACTCACAACCTCCTGCTTGAGAGGCAGGTGACTTAGCCGATTCGTCGATGGCACCATGTGGTGGGACAGGAAGGTGTCGAGCCTTCATCCTCCGGTTTTTCAGACCGGTGCTCCGACCGCGTAAGCTACTGTCCCAGATGGCTCCTCCTGCAGGACTCGAACCTGCGACCAACGGATTAACAGTCCGCTGCTCTACCAACTGAGCTAAAGAGGAATATATAAAGAGGGTTGCCCCGGTGAGGGCAACCCTTGTGCATTGTTAAAGGGGTACTCCGTAAGAACAGCGAATGCCGTCTGCGTCGCAGACACAAACCAATTGTTCTGCCTTACCGTAAATTCGCTTTTGGACGCAATAATCGTCCATACCAAGGAAGCTGCCAGCCATGACGGTCTTGACACCTTGGATTTCATCAATCTTGTTGTGGTGCAAATGACCAGAGAGTACGGCATACAACGGAACTCGTGCCATTGTCTGCAATGTTTGGATTTTGCCCGCAGAGCCGTCAAAGTCCCCGTGAACACCACAATACATTTTCCCACGAACGTTAATCAGGTACATGGTGCTGTCAATCTTAACAGTGTCGCTTGCTGTACCAATAATCACATTCTCAAAATTTTGGAGGCGGGCACCGAGATACCACTCAACAATATCGTCCAGCCGTTCACTGAGCAGCGCATCATCCTTGTTCGGCGTAATGCGGCTATGATTACCCGCAACGCTTACAAATGTGACTGTGGAGAAATGCTTGCTGAGTTCAGCAACAAATTCTGCAATCAACTCAGATACGCCTTTGATTTGTTCAATCACATTCTCCTTGTTCGTAATGGCGATAGATTGATGGATGTTCCCACTGATAGCATCGCCGTTCGACCAGACAATACAGTTCTCACTTCCATGCGTTTCGCCAATGGCAATGATTCTGTCTAAGTAATGGCACATCATCTCGCGGCAGATATCAGAGTTATATGTATTCCAATGGTTATCGACATTCGCCCCATAGTGGATATCATTCAGACTAACCAGAAGGTCATTATCAGACGGCTGGATGTGGCATGGTTCGTATTCGAGCTGTGGCAAATTGCCGCTCTTTACTGCGTCCACGAGAATCTCGTTCAGTTCTTCTTGCCGAGAACGCTCACGAATCAGCTTGTTAAAAGCATTGCGTTGGTCAAAGAACTTTTGGCGTTCTATGAGAAGTTCAATGCGCTTGCTATCCAATGCAGACAATGCGTCCGTATCCTGAATAGTAGATTCGCCATCCCGCTCGATGGCTTCGATGATGGCTTTCATGCCATACATTCTTTTGCGGACTTCGCTTGAGTTAAAACAGTTGCCATCACCAAACAGACGCTCACTCAGTTCTGCGTAGTCATCGTCAATGGTGCGGTCAACCAGCTTACCAATTACGATGTCGCGCATCTCTTTATAGCTTGCTGTGCTGGCTATGGTTTACACTCCCTTTCGTTTGTCGTGAACACGCTCCAGTCCACGCAAACTGCGGAGCAGCTTCATAGGAGCGCCATCCTCAACCATGTAGTAGTGGTGCCGTTTGGAATCTTGCTTCATCGTGCGAACGATATGGACACGAGGAAACTTCTCACGAATGGCTTCTTTTTCTGAGGCGGTAATTGCAATCACTTAAAAATCATCCTTTTCTTCAAAATAGTTTTATGTTTCGTCTTTTATCATTCATACATACACCCCATCAAACACGTCTCAAAGCATTGTGCCACAACGGTTTGACGGGGGTATTTATTTCTAACAATTCGAGTTTTATAATCAACTCTTTAAGGCATTTCTGCACCGCATTACTGCATTAACAGTCTGACGGGTCTTAACCTCAACAGCGCAACTGGGGCAATACTTCTGCGGGCGACCCTTTGCAGGCGACTGCGCTTTTACAGTCAGTCCACAATTCTCGCACTCGAAATATGCGCCACCGTAATACTTGAGGTATTGATATCCGAGGTTCCTGAAGTCTTGAATATGTATTGCCGTCTCACCGGCTTGAATGAACTGCACTTGAACATTCAGGTTGTCGATTTTTTTAGAAAAGCGAATGAACCCAGCATCACGCAGTTCGGCAAACATCAAGCTCTGGCGCTTAATGGAGGTATTGATGTTTGCCATCTGCATAATCTCTTTGTCCGAAGTATTCACCCAACCATTGTTCCGGTCGGAAGCGGCGTCCCAATATTTCGCAACGCAGAGAAGTGTGAACGCCAACCGCCGGATTTGCTTACCTTCAAGCGTCTCAATCTTGGCAAGTTCTTCTTTGGTGATGTCCACGCCATCCAAACGGATAAGTGGAAACTTGCTTACGTTCTTTGCAACTTTATCAAGCATATCCGACCAATGAACAAGTGAAGCGGAAGGGTCACATTGCAGCATGAAGGAGTCGAGCAGACTCCGAATCTCCTTCTTGCTGTAATGGTTCTCGTAGTAATACTTGGACACACGACTCAATGTCTCAATCGGCTTCTTCCCAAGGTCATGGTTGGCAATCATTTTTTCTGCCCAGTCATATTCGTTAAGGACAATGCTCATAGCGTCCCTCCAATCATTTTTTGTTGTAATGAAAATCTGTCACCGCAGAAGAAGATATCCCCAGCGGGGTCAACCGTCGGGTAAGAGATAACCCCGTTATGCTTATCCAAAAGATTCTGGATGATTTCGCCGCCGCACATCTCCCACGCGAAACGCTTGGTCGAACTCTTCTTATAGCAAATATCCAGAACAATGTCACACAGTACAAATCTGTTGGAGCAAATACGGGCACACTCTTGCTCGAACTCGGAGCGCATCTCAATCATGCGAGAGAACGTGTCGTACTCATCGACCCGCTCATAGTTGGCAAAGACGGCGTAGCTGCGCAGACGCTTATTGTAATTCTCATAGAGTTTCAAGATGGCATTGTACTGCGTTCGACTGTACTCAACGCCGCTCTTCATCACGGTATAGTCAAAGTCAACATCAGCATTGTGGCGACCGAGGTAGCCGTCAAACTCTTTCTCGAAGCGTTTGCAGATTCTGTTCATTACGCAGTCATGGTTACCAACCGGCATCCGGCTCTCATAGTAACGAAGGAAATCTCTTTGCCGCTCGCTCAATTCAGAGCGCGGCATTTCCAGCATCTCGTCAACCGTCATTTGGAACTCGCGCATAGCGTTCTTGTTTGTGTTTTTTATGTATGTGTTATACTGCTTCATCAAAGCAGGATAGATGATGCGCATGAAGTACGGCTTCTTGTCTGCAACGAGACGTTGATAGAGCCTGCGCTTTTCTGGGTCTTCAATCATGTTAGCGCTGTGCCGGTCGTGCCACTCACGAGGCATTGGCTTGGCAATAATACCCTTCGCCTTGTCGATAGCATTTTGTTGAAAAAGCTGCCCGCACTTTATACGATAATCAAGTTCCTCGTACTCCTTGGAGCCCTTCTGGAACTGCGCCTGCACATCGAACATTGAGGTAATCCAGTTTGTGGTCTTCCCGATATCATCGCCGAAGCTATCGATGTTGGCTTGTATAGCGTCTTCTTCAGTGACAATTTTCTTCTTCGCTTTTCGTTGGACGCACATAAGAGCGGGAAGCACTTTCAGATTGTCAACAAGCACCTTGTTGTCGGTAAGCATTACGAGGTCACCGTCTTTATCCATGCCGTTGAGCGCATGGGCGGCAGTGTCCCACGAGTTGAAAATCGTGCAGGTCGTCATGTATTGATACCAGTGCGATGCCGCATCGCTGCGATGTGGGAATACAAGGCGGATGTTGTTATGGCAGGTCATTGGCGCACGATAGCAGGCAAGCCGTTCAGCGTGCTGGTCACACCAATATTTGTTGTAGATTTCACCAGACTTCAGAAGCCCGGTAACCTCCAGCCCGAAGATGTGTTGGCACAGGGAGAACGGGTCGCCAGAGACAATGGAGTAGTTACCGTGCACCTTGAGCACGCCGACTTTGGCTTCGTTGATGCGGTTGCGAATCATCTGATAGATGCTGCTCTGGACGTAAGGGTCGTTCAAAATCTGCGGTTCAATCATAATCGCCTTGACGTAGTCGTCATCAACGCGGTCAATGTTGTCCTCGTTCAAGCCAGCACCCTTTAAGAACAGTAACGTCTTTGCCCAGTCCGCATAGAGAACATCTCGAATCTCATCCATTGTCGGCTTGATAAGCTGCTCGATGTCATCGTCACTCAGCTCGTAGCTCTGAATGAATTGATAGTTCAATGTCCGCTCGGACTCAAGCTCCTTCGGGCAAGTCTTGGCGATGCCGAAGGTGTAACCGTTTGCCAAGCAGTTGCTTACATAATCGTCACAGCTATCGTAGGAGTCCCAGAGCTTCAACATGGATGTGGTAAGAATCAGCTCGACATTACGAATGTCTACATCGTTTCCCCAAGCGTCTTTGACAATATAGTTCTCAGCGACATTTTCTGCGAAGTCCAAAAAGTCGAACGTGAAGACCATACCCTTCTCCCAAGAGAAGCGTGTGTTCACGCCGCTGACAAGGTAGTCTAAGCCGAGCTCTTCGCCCCATCTGGCGGCAAGCGACGGGAGCATCAAACCGTATCCATCGGATTCGTTGAGTTGAACCATGACCCGCTTACGCTCTTCCATGACCGGCTCTCCGTCCTGCTCATCATTCAGATAGATGATATCCGACGGGAATTCGGTCTCACAGTCACTAACAACAAGAATACCATGTGGAACTGACACGGGAATTGATGCGCTGCAGGTAAGCGCCTTGTACGCCTCCAGTTTGGCGGGCACCATTTCTTTTTCCATGTTGCGACCGTTATCAATGCGGCGACGAATCTCATTGGCATGGCGCTCGCTGATGAACACAATGGTCTCATTCTTGACGCCGCCATTCGTTCCAAGCAACCGCTGATACCGGAGACCGTTAATACTAAATCCACGACAAGCGCGGTGGTAGTCTTTCTCTTTGTCGATGATGACACAGAGATAGTCCGGCTTAAACTGGATATCATCCAGTTGTGCATAAAGCTTCTTGATTTGACGACGGTTTGGAACACTATTCGGCTCTTTGCGAAGCCGTTTGATTTCACCTTTGATTTTCCGTGCCTGTGTCTCAGCATCGGTGATACCGTTTAGCTCATCCAGCCAACGGAGCACTTGGCTGTCGGCGAGGGAGATTACCTCGTCATTTTTTCTTGCTTCTGCAATGGGGAGCGTAAGCTTCCACTTCGCCTTTCGCAGGCGGCTGCTATGAAGCTTGAAAATGTATTTCTGACATACTAACTGTTTAGCCAGTATGGGTCACCTCACTTTGTATTTTATTTAATTATGTTGATATGGCGCAAGTTACTCGTTCTCTTCTACATAACGGAACCATTCCTCACGGAATGCAAATCGCTCACTCTCAATGAATTGTTCGAGGGCTTCATCGTCGTTGAGCAAGTCGGCATCTTCGTATGTATATGGGGCACGCTCTTCCATGAGGTAATCCTCTGGCAGCGGTCGATGGTATCGTTTATTCAATCGGGCATCCTCCTTGGTTGGTTGTGTTAATCCAGTTAATGAGCAGCTCTCTCATATGCCTGCTCGGTATGTATAAGTTGATGGGCTTATCGTCTCGAATGGCACTACGCCATACCCACTGCAGCATTTCTGACAAAGCAAAGTGTTCAGGGTCAATCGTGACGTTCTGCTTGGCAAAGAACTTCATAATATTGGGGTCGGCAAAGCGGTTCACCATATAGGCGATGTCAGTCCTGCTCTTGTATTGGTTGGTAGCTCGGGCGCTCGTCTGCAAAAAGTTATTGCGGAAACGTCCAGTGCGAGAATCAACCAACTTATTGACATCACTCTTAAAGCAAGACCAAAGCCGCGTATCGCTGCTGCCAGCTGGAATACTCTGAAAGAACTTCTTCAAGCCATTTCGAAGTTTGCGGATTTCGGGGTTGTCATACCCTCTGCGGTCATACCAAGCCTTAGACAAGGCATAGTGCTTATCGCCAACGGCATTGAGTTTGGGGTCATCGACAATGCGAATCAATTCTCTGTAATCCAACGGAGGCGGGGCATCCGGTTTGTCCGAGAAACGGTATCCGCTTTCGTCCTGTTCAACGCCGATGATGTTGTAATCAAACCCAAAGAAGTCGAGGTAAGCCTTCTGGTACTGTCCGTCGAACAAGTATGTCAGCATAAACACTTCGTCGAAAGAACGGAGTAATTCTGGATTCAAAATGTTGAGAAGAGCAGAGTCCAATCGAAACAGGGAACCGGTGTTCGCCATTTCCTTGTAGTCATAGAAGCGTCCGGTATAGCTATCGTCCAGCCACTCGATGCGTCCGTCATCATGCTCTGTGGCAAGCTGGCTTATGATGAGGTCGAAATCCTTGTTAGTGATATTTAGACGCTCAATCACTTGGATGCTTTCATCTACAATGAGCGAGTAATGCTTCTGGCGAACAAGCTCTAAGGCTTCTGCGTCCATTAAGTAAAAAAGAGAGTGCGTGGCGGCAATATTATGTCCAAGCCGCATATGAAGCTTGAGCTCGGTGGACTTACTCATGTGGTCGCTGTCCGGCTGGTCAAAATCGCAGCGCTCACAAATGCGTCCGACCTCGTCCAGATACGGGGTGATGTAGAGAAATCGTTTGGAGTCTTTGTAGCGGTTCATATAACGAATGGCGGCGGAGGACTTACCGCGCCCCATTCGGGCATCGACAACAGTGATGGTGTTCATCGGTGGTAAGCACCACCTTTATGGATAGTCGTTCGTATAGAAATCACGACCTTTCTTTGGAATTAGTGGGGGTACGAAAATTTTAGGACACACAAAAGCCGCTCAGCTGGCTATACCGTCGCTATCAATGCAGCGCCTGTAACTTACTTTGAATGTCCTGTCCAGTAGAGTTCAATTCTTGTTCTCAATACTTTTTATAGAGTGCATTTGCGAAACCGTTGTGAGACAAGGCTTTGCGGGAACGGTTAGGACACACGCTGTGTCTTTTTTTTTGTTTTGGCAGTATGTAGTTGTCAAGGTGCAATGGGTGATGGATTACGCCATCAGAGACTCGCTTTCTCCAATATCACTATCGACCAGATAGTTGTGGTTGATGCTACCGAGATTGAGGTTCCGGTATGCTTCATCAATTTCTTCACTGGTGATACCGATGTAGTCCAGAGTCTGAGCAGCGGTCGAGTGACCGAACATCTTCTGGAGGAGCAGGAGTTTGCGAGGGTCGTTGCCACTCATCACCATCTGATGATAAGCAAAGGTCTTACGCAGTGAGTGGGTCGCCATGCGGTTACCAAGTCCAAGGTCACGAGCAATGCCTTTGAGCATAGAGTCAACGGCTTGCTTGCTGATGGGTTTATTCTCGTTCACTCCGTTATTGGACTGGCTGCGGAACATATAGTCACTGAGGTGAACGTTTGGAGTGTTCTCAAGGTACAGGGTGACAGCTTCGACAACTGCAGCGTTGATGGTGATGTAGCGGTTGCGTTGATGCTTGCGAGTGTTTCGGGTCTTCTTTTCCAGAATGGGGAACCGGTCACGGAAGGTGCAATCATCATTGATGATGTGAGTGAAGCGCAGAGAACGAAGGTCGCTGATACGAAGTCCAAAGTTAATGCCAACGATAAACAACATATTGTCTCTGAAGCGCTTCTGTCCAATGAGGAACTGGGAGATGCGGATGATGTCATCCATGTTCTTGATGGGCTCAGCAGCGTGCTCGACAGCAAGTTCGGTGTGCACCTCCTCAGTAGCGGGGGCGATGAGACCAGCCTTGAGCTTACGGCAGCTCTGCTGGACGGTAGCGATGTCGATGACACCGGAGGCGCTATTCGTCTTGTTGAAGTCTAACTGGATAATCTGAGCCATCGAAGGACTCTCCTTTCAGGTACAAGAAGTATGTTATTTAATTTACTTGATATGCTATATTATAGCATAGATTCTACTTAGATATAAGGGAATAATATAGACAGAATGAGAAAAAACAAATCAAAATGATTGGTAAATAAAAGGCTGCGTAGTTAAGCCTTTTTCTTTTTTGGAAAGTTGAACCTTGTGATAAAAGCAACTACGCAAAAGGCTTAACCAATAATATTCTTCTGGGCAGAAAAGCCTTGAAACACAAGGGGTTGAGGGGCTGAGTTAAAAATGGGTCGTGTCAGTTAGATGAACCGACTACATCTGTGTGCGGGCAGGACAGGGGGCAAAAATACCATAACCACCCCCCCCTACTTGCCATAGCGCAGAAAGGGCAAGTAGACACGGCGGGCAGACCGACACGGACAGCCGAAAAAAGCACGGCGGCAGGGTACACCCCTTGCGGTTGTCGGTGTATGCAAAATAATTGTGTTGACATTCTGCGCGTGTTGTGGTAGTCTATCCATGCCGGACAACTACGGCGGGCAGACCTACACCACACCACACACCAACACGCCCGACCGACACGGCAGAAAGGAATAAGAACATGAATACCAACACCAACACGCAGAAAACGGCAGAACGCCCCGACTTTGAACAGGTCAAGCGCAACTACGAAAACGCCCTTGCAAGCGGCAAGGACAGCACACAGGAATTGACCGCCCTTGCAACCGCCGTTGCGTACTCTGTACTCAACAAATGTATCGACCCGCAACGCAAGACCGCCGCCGACCGTGAAACCGTATCCGACAACGGATACAACCCCGCTCTTGTCCAACTGAAACGGGGCATAGCCGCCGACCTTGCCACACTGGACAACTTGCGGACAGCGACGAACAAAGCAACCCGCACGGCGTACAACGCCGACGGGGACTTGACCACCGAAACCGTTGACAAGGACGCAGAAAAAGCCGTGTGCGCCCTTGTGGGTGAAACCCTTTCCGACGGGCTCGACCTTGTGAACGCCGCCGCCCTTGCCATTCTCGAACAAGCCGCCGAACACGCCGACGCCCCCGCATGGCTCGACGCCCCCTACAACGTCCGCCGCCTTTCCCGCCGTGTCTATATCCGCACCGAGGACAGCCGCGCATATCGTGACGAAACCACAACCCCGATACAAGAAGTTTACCGCGCTGTGCGTCAAGCTGTGCAGGACAGCCGCGCAACGCAGACCGACCCCCGCAACGGCTATACCTATATCGAGGACTGCGCCGACGGACTCGAAACCATTTACTACCGGTTGCAGAAATACGCCGACCTCGGCGGCTATGACTGCGACGGAAACTACACCGCCGACCGGCAGACCGTCGAGGACTACGAAACGACCGTTGAACGACTGGACTTAACCGACCGTCAAGCGCAGGTGTTGCGCCTGCGTATGCAGGGCAAGGGCTACAAAGCCATTGCAACCTATCTCGGAGTGACGCAAAGGGCGATTGCAAAGACCGTTGAACAGGTGCAGAAAAAAGCGTTTGCAATCGGCTTGACCCCGAACAACTGAAACACGGCAGACCGCAACGGCGGGGGCAGAAACGCCCCCGCCCTTTCTTTTTGGACGAACACGCCCGCAACCGCAAGGGCGCACACGGCAAGCGCAAGGGGGGCAAGACCCCGCCGCCCCGCCGCACACAGGGTACACCCCTTGCGGTTAAGGGTGCAGGGCAAGACCCCGCCGCCCCGCCGCACACAGGGTACACCCCTTGCGGTTAAGGGTGCAGGGCAAGACCCCGCCGCCCCGCCGCACACAGGGTACACCCCTTGCGGTTAAGGGTGCAGGGCAAGACCCCGCACGGCAAGCCACGAAATACAAGCGGAGATGTCCGCCACTTTCGGGTATGGCAAGCCAACACACCATTGAGTGAGTGTCAATGTGAGTACCTTTGCTATCAAAGGCGTCGCCGGTGCATGAGAGTTAGGCTCATGGTACGAGATAGTGAAAATCCCCGGAGGTTTGTGCCTATGAACCTAAGTGCGGCTTGCATAACTGATGGCTATACGAAAAAGACCTCTGATGGTTAGTAGTATCGTCCGAGTTTTCCACCCAAGGGTGTTGCGCTCCGAGGAGCCGAAAATGAGGGCATATAGATATGAAAGTCGGATTTGGTTGAGTATTGTGAATAAGCAGAACTTCACTCAATCGACGCGAGTATCAGAAATGATATGCGCGGTGTTCGATACTGCAATAGTTGCATGGGCGAGTTATGCCCCATGAGCCGAGTGCAGAGCCACCGCCGTGTCCTTGAGTTTATCATTGATAGAGCCGCTGACTGAGAAATCTTTCAGCGGCTTTCTTGAGTGATAAACTTTGTTATCACCGAAATTCTGTGAAAGGGGCATTTCAAAATGACCAGAGAAGAAAACACCGCTAAATTGGCACAGTTGCGCTCTGAAACCGAAGCCCTTGTCAAGGATTACAATGATGCAATCCAGAATGGCAAGTTCGAGGACGCTTCCAAAGCCGACAAAGCCATGACCGAGAAAATCAATGAGTACACCGCTACCGTTCGGGATATGTGCTTCGAGGATTGCAAGAACACTGATAATCCCATGCTTACCGCCGTCACGACCCTGTCCTTTGTGACTATCGGGGTTAAGGACGAGCAGAAGGGTGATGACAAGGTGCCGGTTCGCGCTATCGTGGACAAGGAACGGCAGATTGACCTGCTCAAGCTCCACAAGTATTGTGGTTCTATCGGCGCCAATGAGAATTGGTCGAGTATCGCGCAGAAGATGAACTTCCTGCTGACCGCGCAGAAGGCGGTTGACCTTGGTATCGACCCCAAGGTTGTCAATGACAGCTACGCTATGAGCGAAATCGCCCGTGAGTTTGACATGGGCAAGAATCCGACCAGCAAGACGAACCTGCTCAAGACTTTGCAGACGGTTATCACCGCCATGCTGGGTGAGCAGTACAAGGCAACGAGCCATGATGTCAACTTCCTGATGTCGGTTTATTCCAAGAAGAACCGCAAGGCGCTGACTGTGACTTGCGCAAATCACCGCTATTTCCGCAATTATCTGGCTGAGGTTTGCCACCGCATTGTCACCGGCAAGACCTATGAGCTGGATTTCAAGACCAAGAAAGACAACTGAATATCTCAGTGAGGGTATTTGAACCACCGCGAGCCCACGCCATATGGCAGATGTTTTCTAATGGGCTTTTGTCGGTGGTTTTCTTATACCCTGAGCCGCACTGATGAGCCGTAATGACGGCGAAACGGTGGCGTATGAGCCACCGTCTGCGGATATCCGACAATTCGCTAAAGGAGTTTTTCATATGTCCTATGATGTTTTCAAAGAACGAGTGAGAGGGCTTGTAAATCGCTCCGGTTCCAAAGTGAGTTTTCACCATGAGGACGGAAAGCACATCGCTCGTTGCTCTGATGGCATTACCATCATTGGTAATGTGCTTTGTCCGAGGGTTCTTGTTAAATGGGGCAGCGGTCATACCGCTTATGCCACAATCTGAGTTTTAATCGACCGATGCTGGTACGCCGTAGGCAAAAGGGAAATTGGCGGCGTTAAATGAGGTGGGGAGCCAACGCGGTCGCCGTAATGCGGCTTATCGAGTTTTCGATAAACGGTCACAAGCCCGTGTAAACGCAGAGTGAGGAAAATCAAAAGCAGGAGGTTTCTGTATGGCTACATATACTGGGGTCGCGTATCCCCGTCAAAGGTCGAGAACAAGAAACCAGCGCCGCCGGAAACTTTTTGCCAGACAGAAGCTGATGGGCGTGGTTCTTCTTCTCATCACCATCGGAGTTTTCTGGATGGCATCCACAGGCACAACGTTTGAGGACAAGGACTGCACCGCAGCTTTGATTACTCTCCCGTTCGGTCTGTATCTGCTTTTCACGAGGCATATTGTAATCCAGTAATGCCTCGAAGTTTCAGCTCCTTTCACTACAACACCGTCGAAAACTTGCAATCATACAAAAGAGTTTTACTCAATGAAAAGTCTGAGGTTTCTTGAACGGGTTGAGTGTTAGCGTGGCTGAGCGATTTTCATTAGGAGGTCTGATAAATGTCAAACGCAGGAATCAAGTTATCTCCGAAGCACGGTCTTAATCCAACAATTCCGGTTTGCTTCTGGTGTGGTGAAGAACGCAACGAGGTTGCGCTTCTCGGTCACATTGGTGATGGTCGGAAGCATGAGGATTTTGAAGCGCCGAGGCACATGGTTATCGACTATGAGCCGTGCGAAAAGTGCCGCGCAAAAATGGCGTTGGGCGTAACGCTGATGGAGGCTACCAACAAGCCAAACAGCGTAGCCAAGGTCGAAATGCAGAAAGGCATTTATCCCACTGGTCGCTATGTCGTAATTAAGCGTGAAGCGGCGAGAAAAATGTTCGACAATATCGGCGGCAACGACAAAGCATTTGTCGATACCGAGCTTTTCAATCGGCTGGTCGAACATGGTTAAACGGCTCGGTTTTCCGGGGTTCATCGAACTCCGGTGGTACGGGTATGGCGGAATCTATCTGATTGTCGGTCGGGTTTGGTTCACGCTAAAGCGAGGTTCGATGCCGTAAGGCTGGCACGGTACGATTCCGTGGGGTGGGTTTAATGGGATGTGAACCCTGTGCGCACAACCTGCCTAACGCTTAGACCCTGTATTGGTGAAGGTAAGTGAGGAGGCATCCAAAATCTGAAAGCCATTACGGGGCGTGCGGGACTACGAAAGTGTTCAAGTGGAGGAAATGCTGCCACCGCGTGGGAGTTGAAAAACAAACATGAAAGTGCATCCTTGGAAGGCTGGAGTTGAAAATAGTTTTTCGGAGTCGCGCCCGAACCTATTGAGGTAAAACCTTCTCCCATAAAAAATTGCGGGAGGTGTGAGACATGAGTTATGGGAATTACGAGTTCCGATATGTCCGAGGGCATATTGAAGTTTTTCTCAATGGTGTCTTTCAGTTTTCCGCTGACACCGTAAGCGAAGCTCAAGAGGAATTACAAGACTTCGCAAGCTGATAGAGGAATGGAGGGTTCCTTAGATGAGTAGCAAAATGAATCAGATACCGTTCCTCAGTTCTTACGAGGATGTACGGGCAGAAATGAACAGAGATTTGCAGTACAGGTTGAACAGCCGTACTGTGCGGACTTCTCTTGGACGCCCGCTTTACTATCGCATCAATGTTCAGATGATTACGACGCAGGAGTGTCCATTCCATTGCCCGTTTTGCTTGGAGCGGCAGAACCCGATGTCTGGCGACAATGACTTTGACGCACAAATCGAAGCGCTAAAGCGGGTTTTAGCCGAACACCCCGATGCCCGACTGTCAATCACTGGCGGCGAGCCGGGTTTGTATCCTGAGCATATCGCACACATCGTGCAGACCTATAAGGATAATGGCAACAACGTGTTTTGCTCTATCAACACCACAGGCTTTAACACAGAGTTGAATGGACTGGCGCACATCAATCTTTCTCGCAACGATTATGTTGGAGCAGACCCGGTCGATTATCCGGGATGCACTGTACAAACGGTGGTCGAGAATCCAACACTGGCGTTCATCAAAGAGTATATGAAGCTGGAAGCAAGCAGTTTTTCGTTCCGCTTTTTGAGTGGTCTCGAAAAGAAAGATTATCCGGTGGATGTTTGGAACGATTTGCAGAACGACCCGGAAATTGATGTTCACACATTCCGCATCGGAGATTTCTTCGTCTATGCAACCTTTGATTATGCAGGAAAACACGCCCGTGTAACGCTGGGCGATATGTGGCAGCAACGTCATAATGACTATGGGGATGGCTATTCCAACATCATTATCCATCCTGATGGTCGCATCACAACAAACTGGAAGTGAGGGTGGTTTCGATAAACAAGGAAGACATGATTAGCGCACTTGCGCAAGAAGCAGGAATGACCAAAGTGAGTGCCGAGGTCGCGCTTGAAGCGGTTCTCAGCATCATTTCTGATGCGCTTGTATCTGGCGACAAAGTCCAGCTCGTTGGTTTCGGAACCTTTGAGAGTAAGGAACGAGCGGCAAGAGTCGGACGCAATCCGAGGGCAAACATTCCAGTGAATATCCCCGCCAAGCGTGTTCCAGTGTTTAAGCCGGGTTCTACCCTGAAATCTGCTGTTGCAAACAGCAAGTGATTTTCAAATTTCAAAGATTAGGAGAGTAAATCAATGACTACTGAAAAGATGACCGTCCATAAGGCGCTCTGTGAGCTGAAGACGCTTGATGCTCGTATCCAGAAGAGCATTCAGCAGGGCACGTTCGTTTTCGCAAATAAGCACAGCAACAACAAGGTCGCTGGTGTCAGTATCAACACTTACAGCGAAGAAATCCGCGCCGCATACCAGTCGGCAAAAGACCTCATCGCTCGCCGCGACGCCATCAAGCGTGCAGTTACGCTGTCCAACGCTACTGTTAAGGTAACGATTGGCGGCAAGGAGTACATGGTTGCCGAGGCAATCGAGATGAAGAATCACGGTATCCCGCTGAAGCAGTTGCTTCTCAAGAAGCTGGACAATGACAATCGCCGCGCCCGCCTTGAGGCGGACAAGAACAACGGCGATACGTTGGAAATGCGTGCCGACGAGTATGTCAAGTCCCTCTATGGCAATGTCGATATGAAGGGTGCCAGCGACGAAATCAAAAAGGTTCGTGCTGACTTCATCGCCGCTCAGACGATGGAGATTGTTGACCCCATCAACATCACGACCGAGCTGACCGCGCTGGAAAAGGAAATCAACGACTTCGTTGTCGAGATTGATTCCGCTCTGTCTGTATCCAACGCCCTGACGGAACTGGAAATCGCCTATTAAGCAATCAACTTCGCTGCCGTCCGAAAACCCTGAATCATATGCCTTCTCTGTTTTCGCCAAATACAGATAAGTAAAGTAAAAAAGAATTTGGCTCCAGCCTGCTAAGCTGTCTATACTGCTTTTGTAAAATGAGGTTTACAAAATCAAATTATGATGAAAGAGCACTGCAACCAAGCGACAAAAGATGAGAGTCGGCTTGGTTCCGGTGAAATATCACTGTAAAGCTCAAAGAACAAAGCTAAAGGTTAAAGGCTCAACGCTTAAAGTTTTTCTTTGTATAAAGCTCAAGCCTTAAAGCATAAACACCAACCTTTTATAAAACCCAAGATTGATGGTTCGTCGGGTGTATATGTGACCGCAGGGAGTACCACTTGGCTGGACGGTAGCGAGTTGTTTATATAAAGCAGTTCAATCTGCAATACCTAATGCTTCAACAGCGCCGACATTCGGCGCACCACATGGGATGTAGTTAGGAGGCTCTACTATGAAAAAAGCACGAGACCAGCCCTAATCCAAGTGTAGCGGAGATTAAGTGCAATAGATTGAATGAGTTTTGGCGTCGCCGGTTCTTCGGCGGCGCTTTTTGCCGAGGTAGTTTAACTGGTAAAACATAGCACTGCAGGCTATAATGGCGGTTCAAGACCGGCTCTCGGCGCCAGTGGGAACGATGTTCATTCCTTGAGTATCGGAGCGCAAGGCTTATTGATGCAATCCGAAGCATTGAGGTATTAGTGTGGGGAACATCAAACGGCGGAGTTGACTTGGGTTTTATGCCGTAAAGTATGGGGATATAGCTCAGTTGGGAGAGCATCTGCTTTGCAAGCAGAGGGTCGCCGGTTCGAGTCCGGCTATCTCCACCACCTCATAAAAGGAGGAGCAACCAATGAAACCAATTAAGGTAAATGGAGTGGTTGTCCATTGCAGTGACTGCATCAATCATATGGTGAGTATAGATGATGCACCGTGCAAAGATTGCTGGAAGGTAATTTGCCACGCAGGAGATATAAGCAATGTTTGCCTTGAGGATATCGCCTTCTATCCTAAAGACAAAGAGCATTTTCTTGCCGTTGAGAAGATGGTCAAAAAATACAGAGACCAGTTTACAGCAATGAAAGTGGATGCGAAGGCACATGGTGTGTCCATCGAAGAACTCTGTAAACAGTATGCAAATCGCCGCACGTTAGAGTTGTGGGTAGATGGCATTCGATAAAAATGGCTTTGGTAAGGAGGGATGAACATGGAGCGTGGTGACTTCATATCAGGCGAGGCGTGGTGCAAATACAAATTTGAGCGTGAAAGCAAAAACGAAGAAATCGAGCGACTCCAAAGAAAGGTTGAGCGAGCAAGCAAAAACCTCCACAACCGAATAGTGTATGACAACATTGTGCTGACCGTTTTGAGTGTGACGACAATCGCAGTATTAGCTGGTTGGATATAAGAAATATGCAGGATTGGTGGAATTGGCAGACACGGCGGATTCAAGTCCCGCTGCCTCCGGCGTAAGAGTTCAAGTCTCTTATCCTGCACCATACAGTTTTGCCATGCGCGTGTCCTTCGTTCATTTGTAAGTTCCTTTCTTCGTACCTGCATTAAGATAAACACCTCCATCAAATATTCACCTCCATCTTTTGCGGGCAAAACTGTTTGTGGAACTCAAGCGTGTCCACCTTTCTGGGCGCACCGTGATAGCCGGTCAATATACTTCCGTAGCTCAGTTGGTAGAGCACGGCACTTTTAATGCTGGGGTCACGAGTTCGAACCTCGTCGGGAGTACCAAGGTCAATTATATAAGGAGGTTCCTTATGGGAGTTCATATTCACATCCCTGCTGATGCAGTCTGGGGATTTTTTCAGGAAAGCAGAAAACGTTTGAACAAAGAGATGGTTCTCATTGCAGAGAACACCGACACGGAATATGCCGTGTACCTTACCGAGGAAAATGACCTTCCTGTTTTGGCTGTCGCAAAAGGCGACGAAAAAACCGAGTACAAAGAGCACTGTGTGAGCGAGGATGACTGTACAACGGTGGCGAAGAAGTTCTACACACGTTATCTCTTCCCCGTTATGATTACGGACGGTAAGTACATCCCAGAAGATGTCCCAGACGAAACCGAAGAAGACGGCGACGAAACATGGATGGACATGGAGGATACCATGTATGAGCGCAACGATGAGCTTCGTTTGGCGATGGCAGACTTTCTTGCAATTGCGCTGCAGGAGGGCGACAATGACGGAACAAACATTTTGGAAGCGTATGGTTATGAAGCTGTCGATGAAATCCTTGATGGGTTCTTGAAAGAGCTTTCAGACAATTACGGTTTCCATATCTATCGACCGATGATTGTAACAGAAAAGGAAAGCGGCTGTGAAGTCTTTACAGAATTCCCGTATGATGAATATGATATCGACGGCGAGGACGAGCCAGACGAAGAAGATGAAACTGAGACGGAAGAATAGCCCGTCTCTTTTTTATTTGGGGAGTTGACCGAGTGGCTTATGGTGGCGGTCTTGAAAACCGTTGACGGTGAGAGCCGTCCGTGGGTTCGAATCCTACACTCCCCGCCAATTAAATGATGATGGATGGAGGTAGCATATGCCTGAATGTTTGGATAATATGCCGTGGCGTTCGCTGAAGGGGCTTGGGGATATGGCGCCAGACTTCCTTAAATTAGGCGACTTCAAGAATGTCAGACTGACAGACGGCACGCCAGCCCAGTTTCGTATCATCGGATTTAGACATGACGTTACGAAAAGCGGTCGCATCCTTCCGCTGAGCTGGGAAATGATTGACTGTCTCTCAAAACGGTATCGTTGGAATAGTGACGACACCAACAGAGGCTCTTGGGGTGCAACAGAGCTGCTCCACAAGATGAACGATGAAGACGGCGAGATTTACCGGCTCATGCCAGATGAAATTCTTGAGGTGGTCGAACCCGTAATCAAGCTTACCGCAAACACTTATGACGGAACGAACGAATTGCTCGAAACGGAATGCAAGTTTTGGATTAAGTCTGAAAAAGAAACCTTTGGACGGAACATCTATTCGGCACCGGGCGAAGGGCATTGGTACGAATACTACCGCCAAGAAGATGTGCCTTGGGGCAAGAAACGGAATGGTTCCGCTGAGTACACTATGCTGCGTTCTCCTTATTACAACAACGGCAGCACCTTCTGCGGTGTGACCGCGGACGGCTCCGCGAACTATAACGCCGCAGGGATTTCCTATGGCGTCGCCCCGGCTTTCAGCTTCTAATCTGTGTATCAAAAGCATCGGCACCACGGAAGTGGTGCAAGATAAAACAACAACCACTGAGGTAATCGCTTCAGTGGTTTTTATGTCCACAATGGCTCCAACCTCCTCGTGGTGTGGGCGGATAGTCGCAAGACGAACTAATAGGGGTACATTTGAAATCAAGGAGTACATACACATGGCAAAAATCGTTATCGCAGGCGACGCAGTCGTCGTCACTTCCGCAATGAAGCTTGAGGACATCAAGACCATCGAGAAGTATCGTCCCAAGGAGCTCGTCCTGAAGGGCGGCGAGGATGGCAAGGAGCCCATCTTCGGTGTCGGCACCACTCATGGTGCAGGCAATATCAACGCAGTCGGTGCGTCTTTCGGTTCCGAGACCCGTGACGATGACAAGCTGGCGTGCATCACCCTGTTCCTCGACGGTGTTACCGGCGATGTGAAGGACTGGGTCGCTGACCGCCTCGGTGCTGCCATCATCAACCTCAACAAGCTCGAAGAGAAGCTCCCCGCTGTCCTCGAAGAGATTGCGGCTGAGAAGGCAACCGTGATGAGCAATATCACCGTCGCTCAGTAAGAGACACCGCAACGGGGCGGCATAGCCGCCCCACCATTTTTCAAGAATTAAAAACGAATAAAAGGAGAATACATAATGATTAAGGTTACTGTCGGCAACAATGTCAAGCGTGAGGCTGTCATCATCGACGAGAACACCACTCTGCGTTCCTGCCTTGAGGCGAACGGTGTTGACTACACCCGTGGTGTTATGCACCTCGATGGTTCTTCCCTGAATCCCGGCGACCTCGATAAGACCTTCCAGCAGTTCGGTATCACCGAGAAGTGCTTCCTGCTGAATGTCGTTAAGGCGGATAACGCCTAAGTTCCAACTTCCGAGCCGCCCATAAAGGGCGGCTCTTTTCATGGGGAATTGGTGGAAATGGAAGACACAACAGATTTAAGTCCTGTTGGCGTATGCCGTATCGGTTCAAGTCCGATATTCCCCACCAAGATAAAAATGAATAGAGGTGTTTCTGTGTTCAAGACAAGTATTGCATCGACACCGTTTACGTCGGAAGCAGCCAATAGTTATTTCCAGAACATTACCGGAGATTACTACGGTGGTGATTGTTCATTCCTTTCAACGCTTCGTGCACTGGTTGCACCTCGAATCAAAGAGGGCGAAAGTGTTTATCTGACTTTCGGTTCGTCAAATTACAATAGTAACGCTATCAATAGCGTTCCGGCGGAACGTGCAGTTGGTGCGATTTGTAGCAGATATCAAATGGATAGCAGCGGTGTTCTTATGGTTCACAGCTTCAATGCTGACCAAAGCAGTAATCTGACCTGTATGCAGATTATTGAGAAGAACTTCACATCTGTGTTCCCTGAATATCATCGGCTCGACAAGGTCAAGGCATTTTACCGCAAGTCGTTTAACGTTGACTGTTACATCAACCCAGATAAGAAGTCGGTAATCGTCTTTGTTGATAACCTCGACATCAAGAAGATGCATTACCTTCAGGTGTCCATCCTTGCATTTATGCCGTGGTATCTGAATCAGGATGATGGTTTGACAGAGGACGAACTTGCACTGATGCAATCTCTGCGTGAGACGAATTCTGCAAACTATGAGAAGTATATCTCAAAACTCGGCGAAGGGTACGATTTCAGAACAGCACGGATTCGTCAGTTGCTGGGTGATTTTGAAACCAGATATGAACGCATGGAATGCGATTCCGTCCGTAATGAAATTGTGTCGATTGATGATGAAATCCAGCGGCTCAATGATGCCATCGGCGCGTATCTATCACGGCGCAATGACAAGTGCATCAAGCTGATGGGGCTTGAGCAGAGAATTGCCGAAGGCGGCGGAGACTCCGAAATCATGGAGTATTTCCTTTGTAACAACCGCCTTGTCCTTTCTCGGGTGAGCAATACAGATATGTATTTCTCGGTCAAAGATTATCTCGAATACTTTGATAGAGAGATGGCTGAACGGTCAATCAACAACAGGAATAGCTACATTTATCGACCGGACGGTGGTGCTGGTCACAATGCAACAGCGTCAGAGAAGATGCAGAAGCTGATGCGAGAGATTTTTGTGAGCGAAAATCCGCGCCTGAGAATCCGTTTCTGCGCAGCGTATAGATTCGACCTGAATGGCAGCGTTTCTCCGCAGACCGGCGACTTTTCTGATTACACATTCGACGGTTATATGCCTAATACACACATCGACCGGTTCCATTGTATGGGCAATTACCTCAGAACTATCAATGAACTGTTGAGACAGAGAAATTATATTGGAGCCCTTGAACAGTGTATTGCATCCTGCAAGAGTCTGAACTTCGGTGACAGTGCAGTTATGGGCGAGTTTATGAAAACGATGTGGTCGAACGGTTCGGTCAGTCGTTGTATCGAATTGCCAGATGGTCGTGTTGTAAAGCCGAATGAGGCAATCAGATGGCTTGAAGAACAGGAGGCACAGAATGGGCAGGCGGAGGAGGCGCAAAATGAGCAGACCGATTAAGTTAACGCAGGAACTCATTGACGAGTGTCGTCAGGATTTTGAGAAGGCTTTGTCTCTTACAAAGCTTTCGGACGGTAAGCTTTCTTTTACCAAAGCGTTTTCGTGCGGTGACAAAAAAGCGGTGGTCTACTTCAGCACAGAAGCATGGGCAAAGATGGTTATGCTCATCAAGGAGTTCGATAAAGAGGTGGCGTGGCATGGCGTTGCACGCCGAGTCGAAGACGAATCGCTCGACGAATATGTCATCGACGATATCGTTGTCTACCCGCAGGAAGTAACCGGTTCGACAGTCGAGATGGATACAGAGAAGTACGCTCTGTGGATTCAGGAAAACATTGAAGATGAACGCTTCAATCACATCTATATGCAGGGGCACTCCCATGTAAATATGGGTACGTCGCCATCATCCGTTGACCTCAACCATCAGGAGGAAATTCTTGGGATGCTTGGTGATGACGACTTCTACATCTTTATGATTTGGAACAAGTCGCTTGCAAGTACAAACAAAATCTATGACCTCAAGAAGAATGTGATGTTCGAAGATAAAGACATCACAGTCAAGATTGTCGGTCAGAACGAAGGTCTTGATGAGTTCATCAAGAACGCGAAGGATATGGTAAAGTCCAAGCCTTATGTGTATGGCGGTCAAAACGGATACGGCGGTTACTACAATCAGGGGTACAGAGGCGCTCCGGCTGGCGCTCCGTACAATCCGCTTGCAGGCAAGACTGACGATAAGAAGGACGAGAAAAAGGACGATAAAAAAGACAATTCATCTGGGAAGAAGAACGATGACGAGAAACCCAGAACCAGAATCGGTGCCGGTTGGCATGGGCGAAATGCCTGCCAAGAAACGATGCAGGGCTGGGAGGATGAAGAGGACTACGACCCTTATACATACTTAGGAGGTAAGTAATATGGCGATTGACCTGTCAAAGAGCTATGAATATTTTCAGCCTGAGAAGGTTGATTGCAGAATCCATATCGTCGGGTGTGGGTCTGTCGGTGCGACGATTGCGGAACTGTTGGTTCGCTTGGGGCTCACGAACATCGCACTGTGGGACATGGATACGGTAAGCCCGCACAATCTGGCAAATCAGATTTTCCGACAGCAGGACATCGGGCGCTCTAAGGTCGAGGCGCTGGCAGATATCCTTTTCGATATCAATCCTGATGTCAAGGACAGTCTGAAACTGTACAAGGATGGGTGGAACGGGCAGCAGATGTCTGGCTATGTGTTCTTGTGCGTTGACAACATCGAGCTGAGAAAACAGATTGTCGAAAAACACTTCGACAATCCGTATGTAAAGGCGATGTTTGACTTCAGAACCTTGCTGGAGGCAGGTCAGCACTATGCTGCTGATTGGTCTGACTACAAGATGAAGAAAGACTTCCTCAATTCCATGAACTTTACGCACGATGAAGCGGCGGAAGAAACTCCCGTTTCAGCCTGCGGCATTACGCTTGGCGTTGTAACCACGGTCAGAGCGATTTGTGCTTTGGGAGTGAGTAACTTCGTCAAGTACATCAGGGGCAAGGGCTTAAACAAGCTGATTATCTGTGACGCATTCCAGCCTCTGCTGGATGCGTTTTAATTTTCAAAAGAACGAAGGGAGGGGTAAGGTATGGACACGACCGTTAGTGCCCTCAAAGTTGGTACACAACTCGTGATGGGCAGGTACGGTGTGGACAAAGACAGCCCGCACCCGATTGTTTGGCTAAAAGGTAATCCAAACTGTGATTTTATCACAGAAAAAGCTATCGACTACTTGTGCTTCGATGCGGCGGAAGAGGCTGGACATTATAGGTACGTTAATAATGCGAAATATCCAGTGTCCAATCTGTTTTCGTTCTTAAACAGTGACCAGATGATGTGGCATCACGCAATGCACGACAACGATGCTTCACCCGGTGCTTTTGCAAGACATAGCTATGCTCGCTATGAAGACCACTATGGGTTCTTATATTTCTTTGAAGACTATGAGGTTGCTTCTTTGGTCAGAAAAGAATATGCAGTCGGAGAAAGTCAAGTGTCATCGTTGATTCGCCTGCCATCAGTCGCAGACATTTTTAGTCTCCAAGATGGACGACGCTTTGACTTGTTCAAAAGGAAAGGCATCCGTCCGAATCCGACAGCCGACTTGTTTGACCTAAAAGCTCGTTATGCAGGGCTCGATTCAGAACGTGGATTTATGAGTTTCTGGCTGTTGGACGACGTTGAGACCGAAAGAGCAGCGATTGCCAACCGTTCCGGTATGTTAGACAGGCTGACAGCATCAAGCTGCGCTGGGGTAAGACCAGTGTGTACTTTGAGCCCTGACACAATTGTCGAACAGCGAGGTGATGGCGCGTTTTCTATTAAACCCTTCGCATCTCAGAATGTCTTTACGGATGAAGAGCTATTTGAATTATTAGGCATGGCGCAGCCTTAATGCGCCACAGACTGTAACGGATTTTCTCGTAAGAGAGCTTTACGCCAAAGGCTAAAGTAACAAATTGTCGGAGAGGAAAACCCTCCGGGAGATGACGCGGCATCAGTGCGAGCAGCTCGGTAGCCCAGAAGCGACGGCAGCATGACACGGAACCAACCGAATGTCAAGCACCCCCTCGCCAAGACCCAATACAAGAACTGTATGTACTAACACCAATCCTTGTATTTTCAGGCGAAACGACCACTGAACAATAATTTCGCATCTCACATCTCGCAAGCATCATCTCTCACACTGACGACTCAGTCTTCAGACTCAAGGAATTCTGGAAGCAGCAGACATATGTAGGTTACAGTTAGTTATTGGGCAAGGAGGTAAGAAATGGTCTATATCACTGTTAGGCAGTCACCGATTTATCACCAGATGACACTGGAAGAGTACCTGTTTCAAAACTATCAGACGCCTCCAGTTGTCAATGCCAATATTGCAAACACAAGAACATATGAGGTTGAAAATGTTAGTGAACATTTTTCCAGCAAGATTGGTGTGGAAACCTTAATCGGAAAACTCGTTCGATTTAATAATGATACGGCAGAGCTTCGTGCAAAGGAACGGAGCGAGTTGTATGAGACTTTTTATATCCCCAAAAAATCTGGCGGTCTTCGCAGAATTGATGCGCCAAAGGCAGAACTGATGGATGCGCTGAGAAGACTCAAAACGATTTTCGAGGATGATTTCCATGCACTCTATCATACTGCTGCGTTTGCTTATGTAAAGAAGCGGAGTACAGTCGATGCGGTTAAGCGCCACCAAAAGAACAGCAGCAAATGGTTCGCAAAGCTTGACCTGCACGATTTCTTTGGCAGCACAACGCTGGACTATGCCATCTCAATGTTCTCGATGGTCTTTCCTTTTAGCGAGATTGTAAAAGAGCCGCAGGGTGAAGAAGCATTGCGGACGGCTATGTCATTAGCGTTCTTAAACGGTGGACTACCGCAGGGCACTCCAATTTCACCGCTTATCACGAATGTGATGATGATTCCGGTTGATTTCAAGCTGTCGAATACGCTCCGCAACTTTGAAAAACAGAGCTTCATTTATACCAGATATGCAGATGATTTCATCATTTCATCCAAGTATGATTTTGATGTTCGTTCTGTTGAAGAGCTGGTGGTAAGCACATTGAGCAGCTTTGGTGCTCCGTTTACAATCAATGCAAGCAAGACTCGGTATGGTTCATCAGCGGGGCGCAACTGGAATCTTGGCGTTATGCTGAATAAGGACAATGAGATTACGGTCGGTCATAAAAAGAAAAAGCAGTTCCAGTCGATGCTGTACAACTACATCACAGATAAGAACAATGGTGTTGTTTGGGAACGGAATGATGTACAGGTAATGTATGGTCTGCATAGCTATTATCGCATGGTCGAAAAGGAAACCATTGACGCAATTGTAGCTTACATTAACAAGAAAATGAATGTGGATGTAATCCGCATGATGAAGGACGACTTGCGGTAACGTCTATAAATAACCCGCAATCCTGTAATGCATAATTGCGAAAGCAATGCTTATCGCCAAAGGCATAAGTAACAACTTGATGGGAGGGAAAACCTCCCCGGAGGCGCATTCACCTGCAGCCTCCAGACATCCCTCATCGCCGGGAGCCGTACAGAAACAGCCCGAAGCTACCTGAATCCATTGTGGCACAATGGATTCAAAGCGTCGGAGCAGGATACTGCACGCCAGCCACTGGGCACCGGAGCTCCTCCTCGTGAGGCGTTACCTCCATGTAGATTACAGGATAATCAAATTATCATTTGCAGTGAATAACATTTCGTAAGGAATGTGCTTCACGCCAAAGGCTGAAGTATCACTTTGCTGGACAGCACGATTCCCCGCCCGCAGCCTGCTGCGAAGGCGCCTAAGCTTGTTGTACAGCGCATTAAAACTATTCTGGATATCTCACCACCTTTATCTGATGAGCAACAGTTGAATCCATTGTCTCCCAATGATGCCATCATCGCCACTTGAGATTTGAACTCGCTTTCAGCTCATCCAAATCTCTTGGATACAGGAGATAAAAGAAGAGACCAGAACAGAATATACATATGGACTGCAGATGAGAAAGGAACTAAGCATGATTTACGTCACAGGAGACACACACGCGAACATTGATATAGCCAAGCTTAATACAACAAGGTTCCCACAGCAAAAGGAATTGACGAAGAATGATTTCGTAATCATCTGCGGAGATTTTGGACTCTGCTGGGACGGTTCGCATCGAGAGATGTGGTGGCAAGACTGGCTGACGGCGAAAAACTTCACGACACTTTGGATTGATGGCAACCACGAGAACTTTGATATGCTCTACCAGCTCCCGTTAATTGACAAATTCGGCGGGAAGGTGCGCGAAATCGCTCCTGACATCTATCATCTGGACAGAGGGCAAGTGCTCACGATTGATGGAAAGAAAATCTTCTGCATGGGCGGTGCTCGTTCGGTTGATAAAGAGTATCGTGTGGAACACATCTCATGGTGGAAAGAGGAAATGCCGTCCAGAGAAGAAATGGAACGCGCGATTGCAACGCTCGAACAAAATAATTGGTGCGTTGACTATGTGATTACACATTGTGCACCAAGGAGTATTCAGACTCTGCTCGCAAGCTGGTACGAGAATGACCCGATGGTCAGCTTTTTGGATAGGGTTTGTTCTGACCTCACATTCAAGCGATGGTTCTTCGGACATTATCATGTGGACAAGCAGGTCAATGAGCAATTTATTGCTCTGTATAATAAAGTAATCCCGATGGAGTGGTAAGCCTAACGGTAAGGCAGCGGTTTGCTAAACCGTGAGTAATCCGAAAGGATGTGCAGGTTCAAGTCCTGTCCACTCCGCCAAGGGGTGTGGTGTAATGGCTAACACAGCGGTCTCCAAAACCGTCAGATGGTGGTTCGAATCCATTCACCCCTGCCAGTTGTTGGGCAGCTCCCAACTGATGTGAGCGATTATCGGCTTACCTCACAAAGAATGAAAATGCTCGCTGAAAACTGCGCTTGTCTTGATGCGTCAAGACCGGTTTGACCTGACGGAATAGGGGCTACGACTTTTCGGAGCGTAGTTGCCGGTAGCGTGTGACAATCTAAGCGAGAAGCCGACCATGCGGCGTTGGTGTTCAACGGTTAGCACTCCGGTCTTCCAAACCGGTGGTGCCAGTTCGAGTCTGGTACGCCGCTCCAAGTAAGAAACCATTAAATTATGCGTTAAAGGAAATGCCTTTGCGACACGCCAGAGCCTGCTCTGGAAGTCGGTTACAGGTTGGTTTGGCGGGACGCCGCTGCATGAGCCTGCATATAGGGGTATCGCCAAGCGGTCTAAGGCATGGGACTTTGACTCCCAGATTCGCAGGTTCAAATCCTGCTACCCCTGCCAAAATCATCTTCGGTATTAGAGTTTGTTTTCTATCCCTGCAATCCCTTATGCCACGATGATTTATCCATGATTCTCCTTTCACGCTATTAAAACTGCCATCATAGTGAGTTTGTGTTGGTGGTGTTACTGACATCGCCATAGTTTCAGGATGGCATCTATGCTGGAATAGCTCAACTGGTAGAGTAACGCTTTCGTATAGCGTGGGTTCTCGGTTCGACTCCGAGTTCCAGCTCCATCTGCTCTGTTGGTCATGCTTATGTTTGTACGGTTAGTTCATCACTCAACTGTTATCTCTGTAAGAGACACAGCCGGGTGCACACGGAGTCCTACGGGCGCAGGGCGTATCTATGCTGATGTAGCTCAGTCGGTAGAGCGGCACCGGAAATGCGAGTCGCTGGTTCAAGTCCAGCCATCAGCAGCCTTTTAGCTAAAAGCTGACACCTCGGAAAGACGAGGGTGCACGCTGGTGTAGCGTAACTTGGTAGCGCAAGTGATTTGTACTCACTGGGTTGCGGGTTCGAGTCCTGTCACCAGCTCCAACGGACTGACATATCCGTTTTCCTTTCTGCCCCGGCACGCACTGCTAAGCATTGATGGCGATGCTTATGGTGAGGATGGTTCGAACCCATCAGTAGTGCGTGTGTGTTCGGAAACAAAACCATTATATCTGGGTGTAGCACAGATGGTAGTGCGCTTGCTTTGGGAGCAAGATGTCGGGGGTTCGAGTCCTCTCACCCAGACCAATTTCATAGAGGAGGGTTGCCATGTATCTGTATCACGGTACTCCGGCAGATTTCGATGTACCAACCCTGAGCAAGTGTAAGCCGCACCGAGATTTCGGATGCGGCTTTTATCTTGCCCCAAATTATTTCGATGCCTTGCCGATGGCAATCAAAAACTCTCGGTTTGGGTATGTCCAAACATATTTGCTTACAGACTTGGATGGGCTTTCCGTTCTGGAGTTTGATGAAAGGTCTGAGGATTGGCTCCGGTTCGTGGTTTCTTCAAGGCTCGGCACCGCTCCAAATGTCGATTTGGTAATCGGATATATGGCTGGCGGAGGAAGTAACCTGAAAAGTAAATTTACAAAGCTGAGAAATAGTAACGTGTCGATTAACGTGGCAGTTGCAACGATGCGAAAAGAGCTAACAAACACGCAGCTTGGCGTGCAATATGCGTTCCTGACAGAGAAAGCATTATCCAAGCTCGTTAGAGTCTCAACTGAAACAGTGGAAACGGAGGATTGAAACATGACAAGAAGCGAGTTCCTTGACAATATCACTGAGTGGTATGAACTGAAAGATTTCTGCAATGACTTTGACTGTGATGTCTGTGAGGATATCTATGACGATGATGATTACGATGACTGCGTTGAAGAAGATATCCGCGACGCCATCGCCGACTATGGTTGGAGAGATATCCGAGATTTCCTTGGGAACCTACCCGGCGGGTACGATTACTACCGCCGCAACAGCACCCTTGATTATGACGGTCTCGGCGACGATGACTTCGAAGACTATAAGGAGGATGTCCTCGAATGGGGCGATGATTGCGGCGTATGGGAAGACGAGGAAGAGGAAGAGTACGCCGAGGATGATGACTTCCTTGGCTCTCAGGAAGAAGAGCCTGACGAGGAAGAAAGTGTTGAGGAGGAAGACTTCTCTGTTGGAGACCTCATTGGTATGTGCGGTGTAGTGTTTGTCGCCATCCAGAATGACGAGGCAGAGAAACAGAAAGAAGACGACGAAGCGTTCGCCCAGCTTTTGAACATGGATGGGCAGAGAATTACAACCTAAAATCATAAGCGGCTATCCGCTATGACATAGACCGCTTTGAAGATTGGCTACATACATATGCCTCAGCAAAACGTGTAGTATCTTCTCGCTTAAAGCAGAAGAAAGGATTTGAGTTCTTCATTTTTAGCCTCACATTTCCGAGGTTATAATTTTTATTCGGCGAATAAAAATAATAACCCGGAAATTGCTTGCTAAAAATGTCACTCTGTGCACATGGGGCGCCTACAACAATCGCGCCCCATGCGGAAAGCGGTCGGCAAGTTGAGAACGGAGGCGAGTTCAATGACAGATAAGAATAAGCGCAAACTTCAAGCGAAGAAAGCACGCAGTTTCTGGACTTGTGCTCGCCCCGTTACTCAGATTGTTCCAAACAAACGAGCCTATAATCGTAAGCGTGAGAAGGACATTCGCTGTAAGTATAAGGAGGGCGAGCAAGAATGAGATATCAGAGTACCCCGGAAAAAGAATTTGATGGTGACATTATCATTACAGACCCCTGCTACATCATTCGCAATGAAAACGAGATAACTGAGAACGACTGGCACTATTGTGAGTGCGGCGAGTATATGGAGCGACTGGGGATTAAGAATTATCTGACCCATGACACCATCTTTGGAGACTGGGGATGCACAGTTTTCGATTCGGACACAAAGAAACCGTTAGGACATTTCTGTGCAGATGCTGGTCTTGTATCCGTATTTCTGCTGGATGAAGTTCTTGCTTATAACCCAAACTTCAATTATCACTTAGAGAAACCGTGGACGACCACGTTAATTCCAGATTTTAAAGGAACTGTCCAAATCGAAGTCGTAAGAGAAACCGGTACATACGAAAAGGATTCCGAGTATTGGAAAGCAGGAGAAACTTGGGAAGACTACCTCGTCCATGTTGTTGGACATGGTGTAAACAAGAAAACAGGTAAAGCGATAAACTTTATCAGCAAACAATCGTCGCTGTGAGATGGAGGACGAGGAATGAGAGTTCTTGTTGTCGTTGATATGCAGAACGACTTTATTGATGGTACGCTCGGCACACCAGAGGCACAGGCTATTGTGCCGAAGGTCGTCAAGAAAATTGAAGAGTTTGACGGCGTTATTTTACATACACTGGACACACATTATGGAGATTATCCTGACACGCAGGAAGGTAAGTTACTGCCAGTCAAGCACTGCCTCAGCGAAACCGAGGGTTGGGAGATGCACCCGTTGATTGAGGAGGCAATCCGGCACAAAAGCCGTGAAAGTGGTTATGTACAAAGTTTTCTAAAAGGAACCTTTGGTTCGGTTGACCTTGCTTTGTACTTACAAAACGATGGGTTACCACAGGCAGCGGGCGATATCAATGAAATTGTCCTCGTTGGTCTGTGTACCGACATCTGCGTGATTTCCAATGCGCTGCTCCTCAAGGCGTTTCTGCCAGAGGTCAAGATTACGGTCGATGCTTCTTGCTGCGCTGGCGTGACACCAGAGAGTCACAAGACTGCACTGGCGGCAATGAAAATGTGCCAGATTAACATCGAGAACGAGGAGGTCACGGCATGATTCTTGTTAACGATAAGCAGGTCGAGTTTACAAAGTTCCCTGATGGAACAACCTCTTTCAGATTCTCTCCGCATCTTCCCCCACAGATGTTTGCTCAACCAATGGAACCGCCCATTTTCAGTATCACATGGAAATACGACAACGATGAAGAGTGTATTCTCTTGTGGTACTTGACAAACCATATTCGAGAGAACAACCAAAGACCTATCATCCGTTTGAGTCTGCCGTATATTCCAAACGCCAGAATGGATAGAGTAAAAAACGCAGATGAAGTCTTTACATTGAAATGGTTTGCGGAGTTCATCAACGCATTAAGTTTTGACCGAGTGCTTGTCAGCGACCCGCACTCGAATGTTTCAACAGCACTGTTTGATAGGGTCTGTGTGATAGATGCGCAGTCAAATATTCGAAGAGTCTTGGGCAAGTTGAATGACAAAAATGTGTTGTTGTGCTATCCTGATGAGGGAGCAGCAAAACGATATTCATCGCAAGCTGGTAGAGAGTATGTGTTCTGCATCAAGCACAGAGACTGGCGCACCGGGAAAATTGAACGGCTGGAACTGACGAGCCCAGAAAAGGTTACCGATAGAAATGTGCTGATTGTCGATGATATTTGCTCTCGCGGTGGCACATTCACTTTTACGGCTAAAGCACTAAAAGAGGCTGGCGCGAATGAAGTGTATTTGTATGTGACCCATTGTGAAAACACAATTCACAGTGGAACGGTTCTTACAGATGGCTTAATCAGTCATGTGTTTACCACAGACAGTATCTATCGCGGAAATAGCGAAATGATTTCGCTCATTTAATCTTAAAGGAGGCGGGCAAATGCTTGAGTTACAGGGTAAGTTTGGCACTGCAAAGGTGTTTACTGACGTGGTCGATAACGAGTCTATCTCTCAGGTTATCAATCTTTTGAATCAACCGTACATCGAGGGAAGCAAAGTCCGTATGATGCCAGATATTCACGCTGGGGCAGGTTGTACAATCGGAACCACGATGACCATCAAGGATAAGATTTGCCCGAACCTTGTCGGCGTTGACATCGGATGCGGCATGGAAACCATCCGTATCAAAGAAACGTATATCGAACCACAGAAGCTGGACAAAGTTATTCGCGCAGGGGTTCCGTCCGGTTTTGAGATTCGCACAGAAGCTCATAGATACGCAGACAGCATCGACCTGTCGGAGCTGTGCTGTGCAAAGATGGTCAATGTAGACCGCGCATATAAAAGCATCGGTACGCTTGGTGGCGGAAATCATTTCATCGAAGCCAACAAAGATGGCGATGGGTACATCTATATTGTGGTTCATTCCGGCAGCAGACACCTTGGTCTGGAGATTGCCAACTTCTATCAGGAAGCTGCGTTCAAGGCGTTAACCTCGTATTCCAAGGAAGAAATCGAGGAGGTCGTCAACGAGTTAAAAGCGGCTGGAAGACAGAAAGAAATCCAAGCCGTTCTTAAAGGCATGAAGGCAAAGAAGCCGGGAGTTCCAAAGCAGCTTGCATATGTCGAGGGAGAATTGTTCGAGCAGTATATCCATGACATGAAAATTGCCCAACGTTTTGCTGAACTCAACCGCCAAGCAATGATGGACACCATTGTTAAGGGCATGGGGTTCCATGTCGAGGAGCAATTTACGACCATTCACAACTACATCGATGTAGAAAATATGATTCTTCGCAAGGGTTCGGTCTCTGCACAAGCTGGCGAGCGGCTGCTGATTCCTATCAACATGAGAGACGGTAGCTTGCTGTGTACCGGCAAAGGAAATGAGGACTGGAACTTCTCTGCGCCGCATGGAGCTGGGCGTTTGATGAGCCGCAGCGCGGCGAAAGAGGCATTCACAGTTTCTGAGTTCAAGAAGCAGATGGAAGGCATCTACACCACATCTGTTGGAAGAAGCACGCTCGATGAATGCCCAATGGCATACAAAGGTATGGATGATATCGTAAACAACATCGAACCGACAGTGACCATTGATGCCATCATCAAGCCGATTTATAACTTTAAGGCAGGTGAAGAGGAATGATGATAGCTCTTTTGGTGTTCCTGTACCTCTGCATTGGTGCAATTGTAACATTCGCACTTTGCCGCTTGTACACTATCGTAGAACCATATAACAAATATAATGGGTTCGAAGATGGGTATATTATGACAGGTGTTTTCTGGATTGTTGCAGCACCGTTTGCGTTTGCTGTGTTTTTTGCAAAATATGGTGAAAAGCTAAAGAAAAGAGGAAAAACTGAATGATTACATATAATCCACTCCTGTGTCTGGACTTCTATAAGACTTGTCACGCTGAACAGTATCCGAAGGGCTTGACCAAAATGGTCTCCTACTACACGCCACGCATGAGTCGCCTCGGTGATACCGATAAGGTTACACTGTTTGGGCTTCAGGCATTCATTCAGGAATATCTCATTGAGGCATTCAGCGACCACTTCTTTAATGTCCCGTTTGATAGTGTACTCAAGGAGTACAACAGAGTTCTTGGGGCAACAATCGGAACGAAAGGCGTTGGAGAGAAACGGCTTCGTGAATTGTACGACCTCGGCTATCTTCCGTTGCAGGTTCGTGCTGTTCCAGAAGGGACGAGAACCAACATCAAAGTTCCGCAAATTGAAATCTCAAATACACACCCCGACTTCGTGTGGCTGGTCAACACCATCGAGACGATGCTCTCCTGCACAATGTGGCATACGCAAGTCTCCGCCGAGGTTGGGTACAGATATCGTAAAATCGTCAATGAGTATGCAGAACGCACTTGCGATGACAGTGTGGTTCGTGCGAGACTCCTTGGCGATTTTTCTATGCGCGGGCAAGAGAGTGTTGAAAGCGCAACGAAGAGCGCAGCGGCTTTCTGCCTGAGCTTTTTGAATACAGCGACAGTACCTGCAATTCTGTGGCTTGAGCATAACTACAACTGCGATTGCAGTAAGGAGCCTGTTGCATATGGTGCGCTCTCAACAGAACACAGTGTAATGTGTTCCAACTTTGCTGTTGACGGTGATGAGGTGACGCAGATTCGGCGACTTCTTTGTGAGGTGTATCCGCATCAGAGTTTCTCGATGGTTAGCGACAGCTATGACTATTGGAATCTTGTTGAGAAAATCCTCCCTCAGCTCAAAGATGACATCCTAAACCACGATGGCTTCATCTCAATTCGCGGCGACAGCGGCGACCCTGTTAGCGTAATTACTGAGACCGTGTATCGTCTATGGGACATCTTTGGTGGCACAGTGAATAGCAAGGGCTACAAAGTGCTAAACTCGCACGTCAAGGCAATTTACGGAGACAGCATTACTCCGCAACGCTGTGAGCAAATCTACTCTCTTCTGGAGAAAAACGGCTTTGCAATCAACAATGTTTCGCTTGGCGTCGGTTCATTCTCAATGGAGTGCTTAGAGACAATCGAGTACGATGGAAGTAAACAGTACAACCCGTACACAAGAGATACATTCGGCATTGCAGTTAAAGCGACATATGCAGAAGACGCCGATGGCAAACCGATTATGATTTTCAAGAATCCCAAGACGGACACAGGACATTTCAAGAAGTCTCAGCGTGGTTGCTGCCGTGTAGTCAAAACTGATGACGGCTACGATTACGTTGACGGTCTCACTTGGGCTGAGGCACAAGACAGCAATGAGCTGCGCACCGTGTTCAAAGATGGAAAGTTTGAAAAGCAGTTCACGTTGGATGAGGTTCGTAAGAATCTTCACGGGGGAGCGTTCTGATGCCGGTACAAATTATTGATGGAGATTTGTTTCAGACCCATGCCAAATACATTTGCCATCAGGTTAACTGTCAGGCGAGAATGGGCAGCGGTGTGGCGAAACAGGTTCGAGCCAAGTATCCAGAAGTCTATAACGCCTATGTCGGCTTCTGCAATGAGGAACGGAATGTGTTCGGTCGGACGCAATTCGCTCAGGCTAACGATGGCAAAGTCATCGTCAATATGTTTGCGCAGAGCAACTACGGATATGATGGGAAACTGTACACAGATTACACCGCATTTCAGAGTTGCTTAAAACGGATTAAATTGACCGTACCTGCAGGAGAAACAATCGCCATGCCGTTTAAGATTGGATGCGGTCTTGGCGGTGGAGACTGGAATGTGATTTTCGGTCTTATCCAAAAGGAACTGTCCGATAAGTACACAGTAGAGTTGTGGAGAAAAGAGGTATAGTATGCTGGCAAATCCGAAAAGAACAAAAGATGAAATCGTGCAGTGGATTCGAGAATACTTCGCTGCAAACGGCAATGACTGCTGTGCTGTCATCGGCATTTCCGGTGGCAAAGACAGCAGCGTGGTTGCAGCGCTTTGCGTTGAAGCTCTTGGCGTAGAGCGGGTTATCGGTGTACTGATGCCGAATGGTCGGCAGAAAGATATCGCAGACTCCAAGCTGCTGGTCGATACGCTTGGCATTGCAAGTGTTACAGTTGACATTGGCGGTGCATACAGCAAGATGGTTGATGTGGTCGGCAGAGTAATGCCGTCCGGCGTAAGCAATCAGGCGGCGGTCAATCTTCCTCCACGGCTGCGTATGGCAACGCTTTATATGGTCGCGCAGTCTTTGGCTCGCGGAGGTCGGGTGGCAAACACCTGCAATCGCTCCGAGGATTATGTTGGATACTCCACGAAGTTTGGTGACAGTGCTGGTGATTTCAGCCCACTCGCAAACATCATGGTGCATGAGGTTCGTCAGATTGGCTACGAGCTCCCCATTCCTCGTGAACTGGTAGACAAGACTCCGTCGGACGGTCTTTGTGGGAAGACAGACGAAGATAATCTGGGCTTCACCTATATGCAGCTCGACAACTATATCATGCATGGCAGTAGTGGGGACGAAGACATCGACAAGGTAATTGCAAAGAAGCATACGCAGAACCTGCACAAGCTCAATCCAATGCCTGCTTACGGTTCGCAGCCGTAAGGTGATTGTATGGAAGAAATAGCAATTGTTCGCTGTTTGCAGAGCGCAAGCGGCGCGATTAGTAAAATGCGGGTCTTGCAAGCTTTCAAAGATGTTGAGAATTTCCGCAAGATTTTGTACTACGCTCTGAATCCAATGCTGACGTACAAGATTTCAGAACAAACACTGCGAACGCCTGTCGAGTATGACCCAACAATTACAATCACAATGACCGACATCTTCGAAATCTGTGAGTTGCTGGCAAAGCGAAAAGCATTGGATGCAGCAACCGTGTATCAAGTGCGAGTCTTTGTGCAATGTTTGACTGACCCAGAATCATCCGAGTTTTACATTGAGCTTCTGTCAAAGACACTTCGGTTTGGTGTCACAGCGAAAACTGTGAACAAGGTTATCCCCGGACTGATTCCCGAATGGGAGGTTCAGCAGGCATATCCAATCGACAAATACCCAATCAAGGATGGCACAGAGTTTTGGCTCACTCAAAAACTGAATGGTGTCAGGGCGACATACTACAAAGGACAACTGTTCGCAAGAAGCGGAGTTCCCTACGAAGGGCTCGGGCATATTCTGGACGCGCTCAAAATCGACGAGAACGATAGCTATGTTTTTGATGGAGAACTTACCCTGCGAGATAAGGGCGGGCTGTCTGATAATGAGGCGTTCCGCAAGGCAACGGGCATTATCAACTCAGAAGATACTGATAAAACTGCCGTTTGCTATACCATTTTCGATGTGCTGACGACAGAAGAATTCGATGGTGGTGTAAGCGAGGGCGGTTATGGGTATCGCAGGTCTTTCTTAGACCAGCTCCATCGCTTCATTCCGCAGGATGGGCGAGTTAACATCCTCCCTGTTCTGTATCACGGTAGTGACCAGACAAAAATCGACGAGCTCTTAGAGCAAATGGTTCGAGAGGACAAAGAGGGTTTGATGGTCAACTTCGATGTCCCATATAAGCGAAAGCGTCACAACGGAATCCTCAAAGTCAAGCGCTTCTACACTATGGATTTGCGTATCTTGCGTTGCGAAGAAGGAAGCGGCAGGCTCGCAGGAACGTTGGGTGCCTTTGTGCTCGACTATAAAGGCAACGAGGTAAATGTTGGGTCTGGGTTCTCCGATGAGCAGCGTGCAGCTTTTTGGGTGGCTAAAGACGAAATGCCCGGAAGGTTGTGCGAGGTAAAATACAAGGAAATATCATATGACAAAAACACCGGTGCTGAGAGTTTGCAGTTCCCGGTGTTTATTTCTATCCGAACAGACAAAGACGAGGTCAGCTACGGCTGAGGAAGGAGGATTGCGTGGGTAAAGCAAAGGCGGTACCACAGTTTTCAGAGTCTATCAGTAGTTTCTGTAAGCTGATGGAGAATGCGCAAAAGGACTATGCGTGGAACTATGATGAGGTGAACCGCATGGATAGGCTCACGCAGGACTACCTTCATAAGCTGGAGCTTGACGGTCTTGATTACAAAGAGCGAGCCAAGGTTGCTACACAACTTGCAAAATGCCGTCAGGCACGACGTGAATGTAAAGATACCGTAGAAATTCTTGAGCCGCTCGTCCAATTTCTTGAAAGCGACAAAGGCAAAAACCTTTTGAACCTTGTGCGCGAAGCGCTGGGTAAGACCAGAAAGGTCGAAGAGCGTATGGAAACCCGCACATACATACCAAGAGTCTTAGAGCAGGAGGCAACAACATGAACATCGTGTTCTGGCTCATCGTAGTCATTGTGCTTGTGCTTATCTGGTTCTGTTTGAGTTTCGCCTTTAAGGGCGTCGGCGGAGTCGGGATGCGATTGTACAATGATGCGAAGAAAGAAATCTCCGAGGAAACGGAGAAAAAATCTGACGAAGAAAAGGAAGTAAAGGAATGAGAAAAGGTAAGCTTGGCGCAATCTTGCTGGCACTTGTGCTGATTATCGGCTTGGTTTGCTGCGTGGTGTGTCTTGAGAAGATTCCCGCAGGCTACGTCGGCGTTGTGTATAACATGAACGGCGGCGTCGATGGTGAAGTTTTGGAACAGGGCTGGCATCTGGTTGCTCCGACCAAAAAGGTGACCAAGTATTCTATCGGTATTGAGCAGTCATATCTGACGGCTGAGGATAAGGGCGACTCGCCCAAGGATGAGAGTTTTAACATCCCCACCTCTGATGGTAAGACTGTCCGAGTGAATATTGAGTTCTCATATCGTTTTGATGAGGCACGAGTCTCCGAAACCTTTGCAATGTTCAAAGGAAAATCTGGCGAGGCAATCAAGGATTCGTTTATTAAGCCAAAGGTTGTGGCGTGGACGCAGGAGGTTTCCGCGAACTACCCCGTCACCGACATCTTTGGCGATAAGCGTACTGAAATCAATGCCGAGTTGGATACCTATTTGCGTGAGAAGTTCGACCAGTATGGCATCATTATTGACACCGTAAACTTCACGGATATCTCAGTTGACGATGAGACGGCTGCGGCTATCCAGAAGAAGGTCACTGCTCAGCAGGAACTTGAATTGGCGAATATTGAAAAGCAAACCGCCAAGGTTCAGGCTGAGAAAGACAGAGAGGTCGCACAGATTAACGCAGAGAAAGCAGTCATTGAAGCCGAGGCAAAGGCTGAGGCAATGCGCATCGCTGCCGAGGCAGAAGCCGACGCAAACCGTAAGATTGCAGCATCACTTACTGACGAGCTGATTGAGAAAATCAAATATGAGCAGTGGAATGGTGAGCTGCCTGCGGTTACCGGTTCAACATCCATCGTCAGCATTGAACCGTGATGGAAGACTGGTGGGATAATTTAGAAAGCTGGGTCAAAGTTCTCATCTGCATCGTTGTCTCCATTATCTTGCTTGCGCTAATTGTTCTTACGATAATTATGCCAATCGTTTGGAGCTTCAAATTCCACACCCCAGCATACCTGCTTTTGTGGTGCATCCCCGCCGGTATTCCTATTGGCGTATCAGCTTATCAGGAACTCTTTGATTTCTAAATAAGGAGGAGATTATTTGACAGCCGCATTATATCTGGTCATTCTGTTTTTCGCTAAGGTGTTGGACAACACGCTCGGCACAGCCAAGACAATCTTGGTGCAGAGAAACCGTTGTGTCCTTGCTGGAGTCGCTCTCGGCTTGTCAAATTTCATCTACCTTAGCATCACAAAAGATATCGTAACAAGCGACAGCAGCCTCGCCCTTGCAACTGTTTCCATTGCAAGTGGTGTTGGCTGCTGTTTAGCTGTCGCATTAAGCAACAGGTTTTCAAAAGATAAGACCTATGTGAACGTCATCATGTCAGATAATTTGGAAGCGATGCAAGAGTTTCGAGATTTTCTGGCGGCACATCATATCACAAATGTCGCTGCTGACAGCTACACTTTGGACTGGAGCAAGAAGTCCATCACCATTACTGCCTATGCAGAGACAAAAGCACAGAGCAAACTGATTGACGATTACATCGTAAATAGCTCATTGAAGTTCAAAAGAGTTATCAGTAAAAGCTAAAAACGATGGTTTTAATAATTCAAAGGAGGGTGTCCTATGCGACATTTGGCAACAATCCGTGAGATTGCATCTCTCCGCCCGATTGAAGGAGCCGACCGCATTGAAGTTGCGCAGGTCGATGGTTGGGAATGCGTGGTTCAGAAGGGCGAGTTCCACGTTGGAGAGCATATCGTTTACATTGAGGTCGATTCCATCGTCCCCGAACGTCCTGAGTTCGAGTTCCTGAGAGACAGAAAGTTCAGAGTTCGCACCATTAAGTTGCGTGGTCAGGTCAGTCAGGGCTTGGTTCTTCCGCTGTCAATCCTCCCAAATGGTACTCTTGCCATTTTGGGTGCCGATGTAACGGATGCTTTGGGTATTAAGAAGTATGACCCAGAAGCGCAGCAAGAAGCACAGCTCTTGACGAAACAGCCTCAGAAGCCGCAGAGCGCAATCGCTCGCTTTCTGATGCGATTCAAGTGGTATCGCAAGCTGTTTATGAAGCCCAAACGCAAGGGCGGATTCCCTGACTGGATTGCCAAGACGGATGAGACCCGCATTCAAAACCTTACGACGCTCTTTGAGATGGAGCGAAACAAGGGAACAAAGTTCTCTGTTACAGAGAAAGTTGACGGGCAGTCAGCGACGTATTACCTGCGCAAAGTCTCAAAGCGCAAGTATGAGTTCGGCGTTTGCAGCCGAAACATCTACCTTGGCACGCCCGACAACAGTTCCTACTGGACGATTGCACGCCAGCTCCACATTGAAGATGTGTTGAAGCACCTCATCGGTGATTATGAAACCATCGTTTTACAAGGTGAGATTTGCGGCAACCAGATTCAAGGCAACAAATACCACATCAGTGGGTACGACCTGTTTGCCTTCAACCTGATTTATCCAGACCACAAATGTGGCACGGCGGAAATCAAGAAGCTGCTTGAGCCGTATGGAATTAAGACTGTTCCGATTGTAGAGGAAGGTAAGACCTTACCAGAGACCATCGCTGAGCTGGTCGAGTATTCCAAGGGGAAATCAGTGGTTCGTAAGGAGCAAAAACGAGAAGGCGTAGTTATGCGTAATGTCCAGAGCAACATCAGCTTCAAGGTCATCAATCCTGACTTCCTTCTCGCAGAAAAGGACTGATTTTTATGAGCGGTAAATCAACAGACTTGACTAACAAAACGTTCGGGAAATTGAAGGTGGTCAAGCGAGCTGAGAACAGCAGCAGTGGTCAACCAAGGTGGCTGTGCGAATGCAGATGCGGCAAGACTTGCATCGTTGATGGGCGATTCCTTAAAAATGGTGCCGTAAAATCTTGTGGGTGTTTACCGAGAGGTGTTCCACAAGGTGAAATGCCGGAACGAGCAATGGCACAACCATCGGTGAGCCTTGGGCGGTTGAGAAAAAGTAACGATGACCCTTGGCGCAATTTGGCGAATGCCATTGTTGCAGTCGCGGCAGATGATTATCGTTCAGCACTTCGTAATGAAGACGAGGGATTGTTAAAAAGTCTGGAGAGGTTCTTCCATTCTGAATGGTATAGGATTTTGACAGACGTAGATGCAGACAGGCTTCTCGGAATGTTGCGAAGAGAACAGAGCGGCTCATTACAAGCCGCTTACATATAAACGGAGCCGAGTTATTCGGCTCTTTTCTTTGAGCAATCAAGTCCATGATTACTTGAAGAAAAGAATCGAAAGGAGTGGCACAAATGTTTAGAGTTCATAGAGATTTCAATGGGTTATTGAAAGCCGCGCAGGACGAATATGATTCCCTCGTTGAATTGAACGAAAGCCTGCGAAAGAAAGTTGCCGAATGGAATAAGGACGAAGAGATTCGAAAGGCAGTTGAGCTGGCTGAGTATAATCGCACCCACTCCTTATGCCAGATGTCAGATAACGAAAAGGAAGCAGAAAAAGCTTTCAAAGATAGCCACTACGAGTCATGCAAGAACGGTGGTAAGTATTTATACGAGCTGACCGGAACAGGCATTGGAACGGCGATTACAATTAAGTGTCCTGTCTGCGGTGAAGAAAAGAACATTACTGACTACGATTGCTGGTGAGGTGATGGGCATGATTTTTCGAGCAATTCTGTTTGCGTTGGCAACAGCGGCAGTCATTGGCGGTCTTGCGTATTGGTTGAAGTGTCTTTGTCTGTGCGACTATGAAAATGCTTGTGACTATTCGCAGTGCGATAGCTGCCCGTTTCCTTGTGAGAGGCATAATTATGGGTAAGGCGAAAAGAAAACCAAGACCATCAATGCCAGACTGGTTTTGGTGGGGGGCAAGACGGATGCTGGTTCTGCAAACAAAGAAATAATTGCAATCAGTGTAAGGCGAACCGTGAATATGTAAAAGAGTTCGGAGAGAAGAAACAAAAAGGAAGAAACGCCAGCGCAAAGCGAGGGGCGCGGACGAAACTGCAATTGATGGAGGACGATTATGGATTTGTGGAAGGGATATGAGCTAAGCAGGATATACGTCCCAGCAGCTTATTACACGATTACATCGATTAAGAGCAAGAATGGCAGAGCGAATCCGTTGCATGACGAGGCGCTTGGGCGAAAGGCATACGTTGTTTACTTGGAGGTCGGAGAGCGTGGCTTTATCAAGTATTTGCCCGACTACGATGACAGGTATCATTGCTTACATACATCTACTGTTTTGGAGTTCACTCCGTGGGGAAACGGCGAAGACACAATTACAATCCAAACAGCAAATACGGAGTATATCTTGACGAAGCAGTAAGACTTTTCAGCAGGAGGTCAATCATGCTTGAGTTCTGTGGAAGAAAGTTCACTTGCGATGAATGCCCAATTTGTGAAGGCGTTGAGCATAGACTCAGGGCTGCAAGAGAAGGTGGATACGAACCGCAACTTGAATACTGCGGTTGCGATAAAGTCCAGACTGAGTTTTTTATCAGTGGTTATTGCAGTGATGCTTTTGAGGCGGACAAGCCGCAGGGCAAACTGTGTGAACCGAGGAAAACCGGGAGAGCATATCGGCGCAAGATGCGCAAACAGAAGAAAGAAAAGCTGATGCGTATTATGACATACGGATATAAGTCAGGCATCGGTTATACGGATTGGGGTTGGAAAGACGGTGTTTATCAACCTGTCGGAAGTTATATTCAGTACCCCAAGAACTCAAACAGACAGACGTTTTGGAAGACATATTCCAACAGGAAAATCAGACGCTATAAGGGCAACATTCGTAAGGGAAATTCGTACCGGAGACATTTCGATTATGCGTGGGAGGTTGACTAATGGAGAATAAAAATATGCGGAAGCTCAATGTAACCGTCCAGTGTATGGCTGTGTATAACAGCAGCATTATGGTTCCACGCGAACTGACGTTTGAAGAGGCAATCAAATATGCCAAAGAGCATATTGACGAGATTAACCTTGGCGAACTTGAGTACATTTCAGATAGCGATGAGCTCGACGAAGAGAACTGCGACTTCGACGAGGAGGAAGATACCGACTTTGATTGCAGGGTGCTTTATGAAACTGGAATTGAGGAGCCAGAAATCCTCGGTTCCGGGTCAACGTATAGCAACGTTGTATGCTTCCCGAATGAAGAGCGTGCTTTCGAAGAGTTCCATCACTGTGGACGGAACTATCTGCACAGGATAACTTACCGTAAACAGCCGCCGTACACGACTACGGAATGGTGGGACGAAGACTTGAAATGCTGGCGGAGCTAAGCTGCTATGGATATATTTTTTAAGAACGATGGTTCATACGGTCAATCAGCAGTGGGGATTCCAGTCCTTGTGGACTACACACCGGTTGGATTTGTACGAGAGGTTAATGCCGACATGGTAACGTGCTCCCTGTTCGATAAATTCATCGGGAAAGAGTGGTTGGAGCAGCATCTGACGACAAAAGAACCGGACATATGCTCTGTATATATCGATACGAAATGATGGAGGTATAACATGGGAGTAAGTATCAGCGAGTTTAGAGGTGAGTATTATTTTCTGAGTAACTTCTACTCGGCACCAGTTACCTACAACGGAATGTGTTTTGAGAATAACGAGGCAGCGTTTCAAGCGGCTAAATGCCCAGAGCGTATGGCTGAGTTTTGCCGTCTGAATCCGTCAGAGGCAAAGAAGCTTGGGCGTAGGGTTAAGCTCCGTGGTGACTGGGAGGCGGTCAAAGATACCGTTATGTATGAGATTTGCAAGGCAAAGTTCTCACAGAATCCTGATTTGGCAGGCAAGCTTGCTGCGACCAAGGATGCCGAACTTATCGAGGGCAATACTTGGGGCGACCGTATCTGGGGCGTTTGCGATGGCGTCGGAGAAAATCGCCTTGGCAAAATCCTTATGCGGGTCAGAGCAGAAATGTGATGTGAGTTATGAAGAGGGCTAACACTTATAAAGGAAAACTCGGCTGGCAGTCCGAGTTCAGCCACAGATATGCGTGTTGGGCGAACAACCACAATGGGTGGTCAAAGGCTAAAAAGTCCAATAAGCGGTTGGCTAAGCGCAGACTGAAAGATGAACTACGAAAAGAACTTGTTTATAGCATATCGGATAAACAAGTTTGAGAATGAGTGGGGGAGAATTTATGAAGAGAGAAGATTTTGTCTTTGACCATATGGATGATGAGTACGAAGACTATTGGTTCAAGGTTGTTGGCGATACAAAAGACGAGCTTACAAAGAAATACATGGAAATGTGTATGGTTTCTGTGACAGAGGTCGTCTACTCCAATAAGGAGCAGACCCTTGGCGTCAAGCGCCTTTTTCCATTCAACTACGATGTTATCATGCCGGATGATTCGGAGCTCAGAGATATGCTGGTATCTCTGGTGGCTGAGCAAAAGTCTTGATTTGTATGGGCGGTTTAATTATTGCGCTCGCCATTATGTGCACCACAGCTCTACTAATGTGTGCCGTGTATAAGCATGACACTGGACGTAGCCTCCCAAAAGATTTGTTCCATGACGTTTTTACGAAAGGCTGATTTGATATGGCGTTATATAAGATAGGAGTTACAGAAGCAGGCGACGCAGGGGTTGACTTGTCTTGGGAGGAGAAATTGGACGATGTCGATGCCGCTGTTCTTGTTACGAAGTGTGTGTCGCCGGATTTCTTCGACGCTGCTTTGAGACATAAGGATAAGCTTATTATTCACACTACAATGACCGGATACGGGCACTCTATTTTGGAGCCAAATGTGCCAACTCCATACGAGGAGTTTGCAGCAATTATGGAGTTGACCAAAGCCGGATTCCCTATGAGCAGAATTGTTGTTCGTGTTGACCCTATTATCCCAACAGAAAAGGGACTCTCCGTTGCATACCATACAATGATTTCCTTTATGGAAATGGGATTTCAGCGATACAGAGTGAGCGTCATCGATATGTATCCACACGCAAGAAACCGGTTCAAAGAAGCCGGATTGCCACTACCTTATGGTGATAGTGGTTTTGCTCCGTCAAAAGCACAGCTTTTGAAAGTAGACAATATGCTGCGGCAGGCAAAGCGGTTTTGGGAAGGGTTGAACAACGGTAAAATTCTCCGAATCGAGTCTTGTGCAGAGCCCGGTCTTACGGAGCCGATTGCCTGTGGCTGCATTTCAGACTACGACCTCAATCTGCTCGGATTCTCTGAGGATGCAGAATCAAACGGGGCTGGTTATCAACGAAAGGGCTGTATGTGTTATGCAGGGAAAACTGAACTGCTGAAACATAAGACGAGATGCCCCCACGGGTGTCTCTACTGCTATTGGAAAGATATAAAAGGTTAATTTGATGACTAATTTCGAAGAAATTAAAAGGAGAATAGCCAATATGAACGCCGATGAACTGATAGAATTTTGCGGCGGTGATACTTGCGAGAATGTGCTCTGCTCTTTTGTGAGCGATGGTGATTGCTGCGGAAACAATTGCAAGGTTAGCTATGATTGTGGAGGTTGCATTAAAAAGTTCTTGCAAAGAGAAACGAAGGGGTTAGTCCGATGAGGTGCCCATATTGTGAATCTGGAACAAATGATTTTGTCCCAATGAACCAGACTGCCGAATACAGCGGCATTGAGATGTCTGTAAACAGACAAGGAATGCTGAGAGTAAGAGTGCTTGACGATGACGGCGGCTTTACGACCCAAGATATTGTCGAGATACGCAGTTGCCCGCTGTGTGGAAAGAGATTTGTAAAGGGTGGTTGATGTGAAAGTATCGTTTAATTTTGGAACACAAAAGAATATAGACCCAGCTCTTCTTTCCAGCGTAATAAATTATTTGATTAAAGAGTACACAACTGATGAGTTTTCGAACCTCCACGCGGGTACGGGAACTATGTATATCAATTTTTATGATACGGATGGCATCTCTAAGGAAATTGTTGCAGAGGATGGAAGCTATACAGAGTATGTTGTTCGGGGAGAGCCCTATCAAAGAAAACCCAAAAATGTGGTAAGCGCAGTTACCTTCGGTCACGATGATGAAGAAAGTGGAGAACGTGTAATTGATGCTTATGTGTATGAAAGATATGTATGGATGAAATAACCCACTGCCCAAGATGCGGGCATCATGTGAATATACAGTTTGGCGAAACTACGGGGTATTGTCCATTATGCGACAAGGAGGTTCCAGCTATGGAGAAAAGAACGATTTGGGTGAAACCGTCCACGTTTGCTCCAGAGTTTGAGATGATTATTCCCGTCCCGACAGACCGAGACGATGAGGAGTACATCGACGAATTGCTGGACGGAATTTTGAATGATGAATTCCGTTACAATATCGAGTGGGATTTTGTAGATGGATTAAGCTGAGCATAGAACATATGTGGTGGTGGAATAGGTAGACACCACGCGGGTGGGAGAGACAGCGCTGCAGACCTGATAAACCCGTCGAACCAATTTTCTCTCCATGCGAGGTGCAAATCCTCGCCCACATTTAAGACGACCAATGGAGGTGTGGCTGTGACTGAGCACAACAAGCACAAGAGCAAAAAATACCAAGATGGTGACATCTATTTGAATCCATGCTTCGGTGACCTGTGGGTTGTGGATGGCACATCGTTCATTAAAATCAATAACGGATATGCGATTGACTTGGACGAGCCGGAAGGCTTCATTAAAGTTGGACATATCGATGGGGTAATTAACAGGAGAAGAACCAATGACAGTCAAGGATGTCCTTCCAAATCATCCAGTTGAAATCATGGTTAGAACCAACTATCCAGAAAGCCTTTTGCCGTATCTAAGTAGCGAGAGAATTGAACAGGGATTGTTGGTTGGTTATTGTTCTTGGGATGGTGATAAGCTCATTTCTGCTGATGGCGATTACTATTCTGTGGATGAGGTTATTTCAAAGTACGAGTACGAAGAGGATGGCAGTTTGACATACTGGACTGTCTCCGAATGGATGTAGGCAACGACCGCTTTGTAGATTTGCTGTTATACATATTTCTCTCAGCAACTTTTCGCCAAAGGCAAAAGTAAAAATTCGGCACTATGCTCGTAAACCAGAAGCCCGCTGCGCGGGCGGTTTTTCTTTTACTCACGAGCGTTGCTTGCAATGCGAGTGAGTTCTGGTCTACGACCAATGCTCATGCACATCGGTTGAGGGGGTTTAGAAAAACGACCGATGCGGAAAGCGGTTACAAACAATGTTGTGGGAGGTGGTGAAGAATGAGCGATGCAGAACACTTGATTGAGAATGCCATTTGCGACTACGAAGAGAACGGGTCTTTCGACAGGTTCTTGGCGTGTGGTGTGAATAAGACAATGGCAAACGCTATTGGAATTAGGTTGGAGATAGTTACCGAGATGGCGTACCATGTTTTACACGCCTTCAAGCCGGATTGGACAGAACATAATGCGGATTGAACTTTTCGATACATATGGTATCCTGCGAATCAAGACGACCGAGTTCCTTTTTGATTTGGAAGACCTCCCCCTTATCAAGGGACGCGACAGTTGGTACTGTGACAAGGACGGTTATCTTGTCAGTAGCTACTTCTATAATGGCGTTCGGCGCTTTGTCCGGTTCCATCGACTTGTGATGCACGCAAAGCCCGGTCAATGCGTTGACCACATTAACAAAAACAAAGCGGATAACAGGAAGAAAAACTTGCGGTGTTGTGAGCGTTCTGAGAATGACAGAAACCGCAGCCTGTATTCGTGCAATACATCCGGTGTCGCTGGCGTCTACTTCGACAAACAACGTAAGAAGTGGGTTGCCAGCATTACTTATAACCATAAGAAAGTTTACTTGGGCAGATATGCGGTCAAGGAAGAAGCAGTCTTGGCTCGACTGACCAAGGAGGTCGAATTGTATAAAGAGTTCTCACCGCAGCGAGAGCTTTTGGAGTCTCTAAATCTATAGGAGGTAAACGTGAGAGTAATCTACAAGTATCCATTGGAGATTACAGCAGAACAGGTAATCAATATCCCGATGCTGTACTTCGATGACCGCGTTGCAAGATGCAACGAGCAAGTTCTTCATGTGGATGTTCAAGACGTGATTCGACCTTGCCTTTGGTGCATGGTTGACACCGAAAACCAGACATACCCGATGAAGGTCGTAACAAAGATGACTGGCGAGGAAATCCGAGAAGATGAGAAAGACAAGCTGAAATATGTTGGCTCGTATCTCATCGGCGGTGGCGATTTCGTGGGTCATGTGTTCGTATGTTACGAATAAACCTGAGTTTTATAAGGAGAAAATGCTATGAAGTATATGCTGATTGAAGTAATGGAGCGAGAAATCTCCGAGCCTGAGTATTTCGATACGCACGATGCGGCGCATGATGAGATGTGCCGACGTGTCGCTGAGGTTTACGATATCTCTCCTGACGAAGTCAAAGAGTCTTATCTTGAAGGCGAAGACCTGAATGAGAACGCTGTGGTTCTTGAGGACATTGCGTGGGCTGAACGGTATGGTAAGAACTTTGACTGGAAAATCTTTGCCATTGAGCGAGATACTCCTGCGCAGGTAACAACTCCTCCTCTGTTCAATACCCTGAGATAACGATGATGCGGTGGCGGAATAGGTAGACGCGCTGCTGGTGTTAATAAACACCCATAGAAACGGCAGTCAGGGCGGCGCAAGACATACTGCGCGGCGGTTGCAAACGTCAATCGTGTTGAAAGTGCACGACTAATGGTTGTGGGGTGCAAATCCCCACCCGCATCACGATAGGTCACCCTAAGTTACAGATACATATTCGAAAGGGGTGACACAAGTTGGAAACAAATAAACAAAATGAGATACGCAATGCTTATGAGCATAGCGCACAAGTCCAGTGCATTCCCGCTTCGATTAAAAAGACTACTGAGCACAGCGAAGAAGACCCATTGGTGGTCGCGCCGTATTGCAGAGTCAGTACGGACAACAAAGACCAGCTCGCAAGCTACGAGCTGCAGTGCCAGTATTACAAAGAATATGTGTCGAAGCATCCGGGGTGGCGGCTTTATGACATCTACGCCGATGAAGGGATTTCTGGGACTTCCGTAAAGAAACGCACGGACTTCTTACGGATGATTGATGATTGTAAAGCAGGCAAAATCGACATGATTATCGTGAAGAACATTGCAAGGTTCGCACGAAATGTTGTTGACTGCGTTGCCACTGTGCGTATGCTCAAGGCACTGGACAAGCCGGTTGCTGTTTATTTTGAGGATATTGCAATCAATACCTTGACACAGACCGGCGAGCTCCTGATGGTCGTTATGGCTGCTATTGCGCAAGGCGAGTCAGAAGCAAAGTCTGAGAGCGTGAAATGGGGGTTCCAGAAAAGATTTGAGAAGGGGCTCCCAAAGCTCGCAGACCTCTATGGGTACACCAGAGATAAGAGGCTGCTGGAGATTTACGAACCTGAAGCGAATGTTGTGCGGCTGATTTATCAAATGTTCTACGATGACAAAACGATTCCTGAAATCTGCTACATCTTAAACCAGCAAGGTATTCCATCCCCACGAGGTCGTCAGTGGACATACTCTACGGTAAAGGCAATCTTGACAAATGAGAAATACTCCGGTGACGTTTTGATGCAGAAGACCGTTACCGTTGATATCTTTTCGCATCGCTCTATTCGGAACGACGGACGTGCTAACCAGTTTTTTATCCAAGGTTATCACAAAGCAATTATTCCGAGAGAACTTTGGCTTGAAGTGCAACAGATTCTAAAGGGTGAAAATGTTGTTCCGGTTCCATCAGTTGATGAGGTGGCAGATTTGTCTGCATCTGATGTCCCTCGGATATTGGATGGCTTTTTTGTAATTAAACCTCGAAAGGATGGAAACAATGAGTATCTTAGACAACTTTGATGTGGTTGGTGTTCCTCGTACATTCAGTATTGCAGAGGTTCGAATCCTGAAGAACCGCATCTCCTTTAACCTCGCAACAGCTTCCGAGATTGGCTATCCGCCGTTTGTGCGGCTGTTTATCAGCAGAGACAAAACGCAGATTGCGTTGCAACCTTGTGCCAAAGAAACGCCGAACGCGATGAAGTTCTTTACATCGGATTCTACGAAAGACGGAAAGCCCAAGAAGAGAATGATTCCGGTTGGAAATCGTGCGCTGACGGCGCTTGTAAAAGCCGGTATTGGTGTCGAGATGAATGTTCCGTTAAAGGCGCCGGGTGTTCGCTTCGCAGATGAAGGCGTCATCATCTTCGACCTCAAACAAGCAACTGACATGAACCAACCAAATGCTTGCACAGAAACTGGTCTGTGCCTGATTCCCACTCCGGCATATCCATTTGTTGAGATGCCGTCTGGATACTTCGCATCATAATTGCAGGTGCAAGCCTGCATACATACTTTGGAGGTGAACCCACTTGAGTAAGAAATATGATTCACTTGGCGACAGAATGAAAGGCTACGAGAATATTGCTCGCAACTATTTGACTCGTCGGATTCCAACCATTATCAGAGTGGACGGCAAGGCGTTTCATACATTCACAAGAGGTATGGAAAAGCCATTTGACCGCATCCTGATGACAACAATGCAAAATACGATGAAGTACCTGTGTGAAAACATTCAGGGCTGTGTCTTTGGATATACGCAGTCAGACGAAATCACGTTGGTGCTTACCGACTATGCAACAATTACAACGGATGCATGGTTCGGATACAACATCCAAAAGATGTGCAGCGTTTCCGCTTCAATGGCTACGCTTGCTTTTTCAAATGCCTACGCTGCTGAGCTGTGGAAGAACTTCCCCGAAGCGATGCGCAGCAGTGACAACGGCACAAATAAGTACATTGAAACTCTGGTCGCAAAGATGGGTACAGCCATGTTTGATGCCAGAGTTTTTTCTATTCCAAAAGACGAAGTTTGCAATTGCCTGATTTGGCGCCAGCAAGATGCGACTCGCAATAGTATTGAGGCGGTCGGTCAAGCAAACTTTAGTCAGAAAGAACTCCACGGCAAGAGCTGCAACTCTATCCAAGATATGCTCTGGAAAGAACGTGGCATCAATTGGAATGACTTCCCTGTTGATTGTAAGCGTGGTTCTGTTTGCTACAAAACAAAAGTTAAAGAGACCGCTCCTCTTCTCAACGATAAAGGCGACACCGAAATGGTTGAGGTTGTTAGAAACCGCTGGGTTATCGACCGAGAACCTCCCATTTTTTCGCAAGAAAGAGAGCATGTTGAAAAATGGATATGACACCGGCTGAAGTCGCCACTTGTATTTGCGATATCTATGAGAAAATCGGACGCTTAGAGTGCCGTCTCGAAAACACACAAAGAGATTTAGGCACCGCAATAGAACAAAACAGGCAACACACAGAAGGGCTCCTGAGCCAGCAGATAGATGTCGAAAACAAAATCGATATAGCACTGACGACGGCTGTCCATGAATTGATTGAGTACCTGCGATACCAAGACATCCAAGCTCTGGATGAAGAAGAGTTTTTGTTAAGGGTTCGGGAGCTTATTCGTGTTGAGCAAGACGAGCACTTTCCGTTCTAAGGAGGAAAAATATGAGTTGCTATAAAGACGGTGGCTGTGGTATTTATGAGATGTATTCTTGCTATGAATGTCCAGCAAGCAAGCCGGAGTACCTTAAAAGAAAATCGCACGAGCCGCAAAGATTACAGGCAATCGGAAGCCTGCACGATGTAGCTAAACAAATTCTGGATGACGAAGTGGTCATTCTCCTCCGCCAATACGGGACAACGCTTGCACCGGGGCGAATGGGAGATGAAAGTCGTGTTCCAAAGTGGCTGCTCGTTCTTGCGGCAGACAGAATCGAGGAGTTAATACTAAAATCTAGTAAAACACTTTAACCGTCTTACCAGATATGCTATACTGTATCTGGGTGATGAATAATGGCATCGAACTATA